AAATTATTATTTATACCATATACCGGGTAAAAAAATAGGTGTTACACGTGATCTTATATCTAGAGTCGTAGACCAACAAGGTTACAGCTTAGACGAAGTAGAAGTTCTAGAACAAAGTACAGATATTAATTATATATCTGACCGCGAGTTAGAACTTCAACAGTCTTACGGCTATAGGGTTGACAGACAGAAATACAAAGATTTATATATAAATAAAATAAAACCAAAACCAATGAATATAAACGCAACCGAACAAACCTCAACATTTCCAGTACCAGTATCTAAACTAAAAGGCAGACTCATGGATGAGATGGGTAAATCATGGCTAACCTCTCACGGTAAGTTTGAAATAAACAATGATACTATTAAGTGGATAATGGAAAATGTAAAGACATCTATGTATACTACAGAAAGATGTTATGTATACAATAAAGCTTTTGCTAAGTATTTTAAAACTTCTGAATTTCCTTTTGGTGAAGATGCTTATCAAGCTTACTACACTACACTATCTAAAAGATCTAAGCCAAATGATATGGAATATATGAAGACTGACAACAGGTTTCAGCTTATAAGAGACTGGGCTGGTGAAAGAGGCTTGTATACTAGAGGCGATACTAAAACTCAGTTCTGTAAATTAATGGAAGAAGCTGGTGAATTAGGTCGTGCTGTACTAAAAGATGATCAACCTGAGTTTATAGATGCTATAGGTGATATGGTTGTAGTACTTACAAACCTAGCTCATTTAAACGGTGTGACTATTGAAGACTGTATTGATTCAGCATACAAGGTAATATCTAAACGTACTGGTAAAATGGTTAACGGAACATTTGTTAAAGATGAAAAGTAAGACTATATTATTCAGGGATCCTGTTGTAGAAAGAGTCTGCGATAAGTTTGTTAAACGTTCTGATGTTGGCTATGCTAAATACGGTAGAACATTACACGATGAAAGAACTGGTGGACATAAAGATCTAGCTGGTTACTTAAACGATGTGCAAGAAGAGTTAATGGATGCAATACTTTATATTCAAGCTGCTAAAGAAGAGTTAGAAAATAAACCGCAACCAGAAGCTTTTAGACCACCACACGTTTCAACAGCTCAACTAGACTGGGATGACAAGATCGCGCCGGTTTAGCCGCAAGAAAGGTCCGGTAAGATCTAAAAAGGTTAAACATGATGGCATACAATTTGCTTCAGGTTTAGAAAAACACATGTACATAGCTCTTAAAAAAGCTAAGATAAAAGCACAATATGAGGGACAAACTTACGAGCTTGTCCCTTCTTTTAACTTCGATCAAGAAGCTTATGAAAGACAAAGTAATGGTAAAGGTGAATACCGTAATAGAGGTAATAAAAAAATACTTAACATCAAGTATACTCCAGATTTTGTGGGAGATAATTTTATTATTGAATGTAAAGGACGTGCTAATGAATCTTTTCCCATACGTTGGAAGTTATTTAAAGCTTACGTACATAAACACTTACCGAACATTACGTTATACAAACCTCAAAATCAAAAGGAATGCGAAGAAACCGTGAACTTAATTCTTTCCAAAAGAAAGACTTAGCCCGAAGAAAATATGCTGAGCGTCAACTTCAAAAGTTTATTGACTGGAGTATCGAAGCTAAAGGATATTTAAAATATAAAGACTTAATAAAATATTCAAATAAATATGGCCAAACTGACATTATCACTGTATCAAGAGAAAAAAAGAGTTAAAAGAAAAGGAGTGCACAGTAAGTGCAAATCCTCTAACTTAATAGGAAGTAAATTATATAAAAAGAAATATAAAGGACAAGGAAGATGAAAGAAAGTACTTTGCTAGAAATGCAAAACAAAATTAAAGCTATAACAAATGTGTTGCAGCAATTAATAAACGAACAAACGCACTTAAGAGATTTAAGTGTAGGTACATTAGAAGCTTTAAAACTTATGCCAGGTTATGAAAAAGCGATAGAGTTTCTAAAAAAAGAAGTAACTAAAAAAGAAAACGAAGATGGAGCTATCGAACAAGATACTAAGTGATATAACTGTATATATGAAGTATGCTAAATTTGTACCTGAGTTAAATCGTAGAGAGACTTGGGAAGAGTTAGTTACACGTAATAAAAATATGCATATTAAAAAATACCCAAATTTAAAAAATGAAATTAATGAAGCTTATAAAAGCGTGTATAGCAAAAAAATACTACCATCTATGCGATCATTACAGTTCGGAGGAAAACCGATTGAAATTAGCCCTAATCGCGTGTATAACTGCGCTTATTTACCAATTGATCACATTGATAGTTTTCACGAAACAATGTTCTTATTACTTGGAGGAACAGGTGTTGGATACTCTGTGCAAAACCATCACGTAAGTAAAATGCCGCCAGTTAATAAACCTTATGTTAAAAGAACTAGAAGGTTTTTAATAGGTGACAGTATCGAAGGTTGGGCTGATGCTATTAAAGTTCTTATGAAGTCCTATATGGGTGATAATAGATCATCTAGCATACAGTTTGACTTTTCTGACATTAGACCAAAGGGAGCTCAGTTAGTTACTTCTGGAGGTAAAGCGCCAGGACCTCAACCACTAAAAGAGTGTATACTAAAGATTAAAGGTATACTTGATGCTAAAGATGATGGCGTACAATTAACTACAGTTGAAGCCCATGATATAGTTTGCCACATAGCTGACTCAGTCTTGGCTGGTGGTATACGTAGAGCTGCTTTAATTAGTTTATTTTCTGCTGAAGATAGCGAGATGATTAGTTGTAAGTCAGGTAGTTGGTGGGAGAAAAACCCACAAAGAGGTAGAGCTAATAACTCAGCTGTATTAATGAGACATAAAGTAACTCAAGAGTTTTTTATGGATCTGTGGAAACGTGTAGAACTATCAGGATCAGGAGAACCAGGTATTTACTTTAATAACGATAAAGACTGGGGTACAAACCCTTGTTGTGAAATAGCATTAAGACCTTTCCAATTTTGTAACCTGTGTGAGGTTAATGCTAGTGACATTGAGTCACAAGATGATTTTAACGATAGAGTTAGAAAAGCAAGCTTCATAGGTACACTACAAGCTGGTTATACTGACTTTCATTATTTAAGAGATATATGGAGAGATACGACAGAGAAGGACGCCCTTATAGGTGTGTCAATGACAGGAATCGCGAGTGCCGCTGTGCTGCCGTTGGATATGAAGGCCGCTGCAAGTATAGTGAAAAGAGAGAATACAAAGACGGCGAAAGCCATTGGTATTAATTCAGCTGCAAGATGCACAACCGTGAAGCCTGCTGGGACGACATCTCTTGCATTAGGAACCTCGTCTGGTATTCATGCTTGGCATGCAGATTATTATACGCGTAGAATAAGAGTCGGTAAAAACGAATCTATGTATAAGTATTTGTCAGAAAAACATCCTGAGTTGATTGAAGATGAGTTTTTTAGACCTCACGACACTGCTGTAATTAGTATACCACAAAAAGCACCTAAGGGTTCTATACTAAGAGACGAATCACCTTTTGATTTACTTGAGCGTATAAAAAAAGTAGCTACAGAGTGGGTTAAGCCTGGTCATAGAAAAGGATCTAACACTCACAATGTATCTGCAACTGTAAGTCTTAAACAAGATGAGTGGGACGCGGCAGGTAAGTGGATGTGGGAGAACAGGGAGCATTACAATGGCTTATCTGTATTACCTTATGATGGAGGTACTTATACTCAAGCACCTTTTGAAGATATAAGTAAAGTTAACTATGATATGGCTATGGCTCATCTCAAAGATATTGATCTTAGCAAAATTATAGAAGTTGAAGATGAAACAGATCTTTCAGGTGAATTAGCTTGTGCAGGAGGAGCATGTGAGATAACATGAAAAAATTAACAATAATTGCCGGTCTTAGCATGATGACAGCTGGGACCGGTTATATGGTACATCACAAGAACGCGCCAAGATTTAATATGAATCCTAATACAATGGCAATAGCTACTGGAGGATTCTTTGTTGCGTTTGGTTTAAGTTATAGATTTTAAAATGTAAAATTATGTGCGGACTATGTCTAGGCGGTATTTGCGAATATTGCAATATTTAAAATAATAAAAGGGGAGGTCATTTACGACTTCCCCTTTTTGGTTACAGGAACTTTTGGGTATGGTGCCCAGTTTTTTTTGTTCCTATTTTTTATTAGCGTCTTGAATAAGTTTTATTCTGTCTGCTTCTTTTTTAGCTTTGTTTATTCTGTAAGTTCCATATCCTAGACTTTTAAGCATTTTAACTTGCTCAGCTTTGTTAAGCTTTTTTAAGGTTTCAAAGTCAGTAGATCCAGATGCTGCTTTTACTCTATTCTTGGATTTGTTTATTTTATTATCTGCTTTTTGTTTATCAGTCATGGCAGGAGCAGTAGGCTCAGACATTATATTCCATTTTGGCCAACCAGCCATCATAGCTATACTTTGCCATGTTTCTGTGTCCTCAGCTAAAGCTGCATCTATATTATCGTACTTTTGTAGTAGTCTATCTAAAGGAATATTAGTTGTAGCACTTATAACTTTAGCACCTGACATCGCAGCTGGGTTATCTAGGCTAAATCCTTTACTATATATTTCTTCTCTTCTTTTCTTACTATCAAAAGGATAAGCTGCTTGTTTTATTTTATTTATCTTAGAACTAAGTGGTGGTGAAAATTGTGTAAGTTTCCACGCGGCATCAACATACTCAGGCCTATCTCTATTAGATCTTTCGTATATATCAAGCAAAAAGTTTTTAGCAACTGATATAGAAGCTCCTCCAATACCTGTACCTCTCAATAAGCCATCTAGCATTCCATTCACTGTTCTATTTATTGCTTTTCCGTTGTTCTCAAACGTTTGATCATCATCTGCTGCTATCTTAAACAAAGCGTTTTGAAGACCATTAAATATCATATTTTGAACAAAGCCATAGTATATTATTTTACTAACGTTTTCCTTAGCATCTCCTCTTCCATTTTTAAGATCTTGAAAAGCTCTTTTTTGTATACGAGCATATTGCATAGGTGTATTAGCAAACATAAGTATTAAACGACCAGCATCACTTGATTGCTGACTTGATATTCTACTTGGATCAGCTGATTGCTGCGATTCTTCAGATTTTTGTCTCCACTCTATTAAAGCTTGCTTTTCAGCTTCAACTAGGGTTTTACCTTCATTTTTAACTAAATCATTTATTCTGTTACGATAAAACGTAGCACCGCCAGACGCTATAGCGAAGCTATCAGCATATTGAGTAGGTGCATAACCTTTTTGTAGTATGTACTGTATTCCTGCTTTAAACTTGTTCTTACTAGTAGAAGCTGCGTCAGCTATTTCACTTTCATTTATGTTAAGCTTAAGACCATTACGTCTATCCATTAAGTAGTCAGAGTTTAATAGTTTAGTAACGTCTTTCCAATACTGTGGTTGATTTGCTACAGCGGCACCAGCTTTAAGTGGATTATTAAAAGACCAGTTAACATAATTTATATTAGAAATCATCTGCAAAGCTGCTGATCTAATGTTAAAGAACATTATAGCCGCATTAGATCCGTTAACGTAATCTAGCATTTGATTACTTAATCTATTACCTCCAGCTAGTCTATTTTTACCAGCTTTCATTCTAGCTAGTATGTTTTCTAAAGATTCTCTATATTTACTTCCATATATAGCTTCAAGCTTATTTAAGTTTTCTTTACTATATATTTGATCTACATTTGACTGCCACTCTTCTAAATACTTAGATCTTTTACCTGTGTTTATTAAATCTAACAAGTCTGTAGTTATAGTTCCTGCTAACCAACTCTCTCCTGGTTTAGCATAACCATCACCTTTTGTAACGCTAAGTATCTGCTCTGCAAAAGTCATTAAATTTGAATCTGATTCAACAACTTTCATTAAGTCTGCTTTATCAGTTTTGCTAAGCGTTTTGTCTAGCTCTTTACCATAACCTGCTTTTTCAAACAAATAAACTCTAACAGCTTGCTCTTTAGTAAAACCTGTTTTAGCTTCTTTTCTTAAATCTTTAGGAACATTAAGCTCTTTTTTCAAAGCTTTAAAATCAGTTAATAACTGAACTCTATCTTTTGATAAATTGTCCATAGCTCTAGAATAAGGATTAATTAAATTTTCCTTGTACCAAGCCATTTGTTTGTCACCTAATTTTCCTTTTGTCAATGTTGGATATATTAAACCAACAAAATCCTCAGCAGAGTGAGGAATAAAAAATCCAAACTTACCTTTGCTAGCTCCAATAGTTTTAGCTTTGGCAGCTGAATATTCTTTGTAATACTCTATACCTGTTGATTCTTCTAGTAGCTTATTAAACTCTAAGCTTCTGTTTTCACTATTACTAGCAAATACTTGTTGTGTTTTAGATTTTATATCTAAAGGTTCTAAAGCTTCTTTAACAGCTTTAACATTAGCCATAGCGTCGTCAGCAAAGAAAAAGTCGTTGTAACCTTCAGCGGCTTTACTAACCAACCATTGCGCTTTAGCTTCACCTGTTGAATTACCTAAACCAGTTATATTTTCTAATGGTATATCTAATCCTTCAGATTTTAAAAACTCATGTATTGCTTGTTGAGATTCAGGCGCTCTTGCGGTTAATACAAATACATCGTCTGTACCTCTAGCATCTCTAATCTTTTCAGCAACCTTAAACATAGGGCCTCTCTCACCTTCTCTAACAATGTTAAAGTCAGTAAAGTCCATAACTGCTCCCTCTTCTATTAAAGACTTGCCGTCTCTTGCAAATTCCTCAGCGTTTAAGACACCTCTTTCATTTTCGTATACTTTAGTCTTAACTTTATTTACAAAGTCTTTAGGAAGAGGTTTTCCATATTCTATAGTTTCTGTATCTATTTCTATAAATTTATCTCCTAGTTCTTCTCTGTATTTCTTAACACTTTCTTGAACAGCTTTTGATGTTTTTTCTACTATAAAACTAGGTAACGATCTTTCTTTTCTAGCTTTGTTTCTAGAAACAGCAGCTTCAGTAGAAGTTTCTGCATGAACCATAAACACTTCGTAACCTTGCTCTTTAAGTTTGTTAACTTTTTTCATAGTTGCATTATAACTAGCACCTGTCCCGTCTATAATCATACCTTCTCCAGCTTGTCTGTACTTTTCCATTTTAGCTTCAGCAGCTTTTCTACCAGCAAAACCAATTTTAGATCTTTGGCTTTTCTGCTCTTTGCTATACATACTTTCTGCTTCAGGCAGTCCTACTTTAGCTTTTTCAGCTTCTATAAATATATCTTGATTAACAACTTTCCAACCTTCTCTACCAAGCTCCAAACCTTTTCCAATGTTTGATTTACCAGATCCAGGTCCACCAATCATAAATATAGCTTTACGTTTAGGTGAAGGTTTTCCAGATGTGTTAGGTCTGTTATAAAATACTAAACTTTTACTCTTGGCTAACGTGTCGTCAAAGTCAAAAACTCTTATCTTTTTAGGTTTTTTGTTAGGCTTTCTAGCTAATTCTAATGCTTTATCATTGTTTTTAGCATTATTTAAGAAATCAACATTAGTTCTAGTATTAGATTCTGAAGCTGCAAAAACAGGATCACTTTTTAAATTGTCTTTAGCTAGCTTCGGGTTAATGGCTAGCTCAGCAGATTTAGCCCAAGCTTCTCCTTCAACTTTGCCTGTTTTAAAATTATATATAGACCTCATGTTTGGATCATACATAGAAGATTCATTGTAGTATCTAGTGCCATCAACAGGTGACAAAACCTCATAACCTGTTCTACGTAAAACACCATCCATTTTGTATGGAATTATATTAACATAAAAGTCTTCATAAGCTAATTCTAACTCTGTCTTACCTTTTTGATTTAACTCAATCTTGTTTGTACCTTCAATTGTCTTTAAATTATCTTTATTTGAGTATACTTTTAATAAATCTAATAACATTTTTTCAGCAGACTTATTATGCTCCCATGTCAAAAGTTTTTCACTTTTACTTTTGTTATCTCTAGGATCAATGTATTTACGGCTATTAGTTGTTATTAGTTTTTCACCTTTTAAAGGTATGTATATGCCTCTAACAGGAGCTGCTAATCTAAGAACACTTCCCATACTATTTTTTAAAGCCATCATAGCTATACCCATTTGAGCTTCTGGTGATACACCTGACTTAGTGGTAGTTATTTCTCCATTAACGAAAGCTTGAGTTTCGCTTAATATTTGAGTTTCTAAAAACTTTCTTGCTTCTAAAGCTACTCTATCATACTCCTCAACAAGTTCTTTTACTTTTCCAGATTTATAGTCAGATAATTTAGAATTAATATTTAATCCAGCCTGTTTAATAAAGGTTTCAGAGTTATGAAAGTTGCTACCACCATATTTCTTTACTTTAAGTTTTTTATCACCCTGAGTTAATGTAGTTTTTTCTAAATTAATTCCATATTTATTTATAACACTATTTAATCCAGCTCTCCAATTAGCAGTACCTCCCCAATAAACATGTCTTTTACCTCCTATAGTCGATGAGTTTGTGTATTGTTCATTAAGAGAAGATAAAACTTCTGCTGCTTTTAGCTTGTCAGTAGAGTTTTCCATGTAGTCACTCCAAGCTGCTTCATCTCTTAATCTTCTAGCTTTTTGAACATCTGGATCTGTAGACACTTCTTGTAACTCACCTCTTTTTAAACCTAAATAATCTTCGTTTATTCTTTCAAAATCACCTTCTATTATTTCTTTAGTGTGATCTTTTAAAAACTTTTCAATATCTACCTTGCTTATTTCTTCATATTTTTTTATATTATATTCCACACTAGCCTCTGCTTTTTTAAGGCCCTTTGCTAAAGCATCTATTATATCGTTTTTATCTTTAGTAGTGTAGAAATCATCAAATAAGTATTTTTTAACAACGCTTCTGATTTGTGTTCTATCTGGAACACCAGCGTAGTTAACTTTAAAATCTTGAGCTATATCAGATAATTTATTTTCTAAAAAGTCTTTTTGTTTAGGTATATCAAAGTCTCTTAAAGCAGTTTGAGATGCAGAATAAATGTTTTTAGCTGATCTAAGATCGTTAACTTGATTAGACAAGCCTAGCTCTTGAGCTCTTTCAGAAAATGCTTTTAAAGTCATTTCTTTAGTTATATATCTTAAAACACCTTTTAACGTTTGAGCTTCACTTTCTCTTTGTGTAAACGAAGCTTCTTTTCTCTTGTCTTTAATACCTATTTTACCTAAAAAATATTCTTCTGAAAATTTGTTTTTTGTCCATAAAAAATCATTACCAATACGTTGATCTGTTTTAGTAAAGAAGTCTCTTTTTATGTTTCTGTCAATACCTGTTGGCTGGTTAATTTTTCCAGACGATGCAGATATATTAATATAGTTATCTCCTTTTCTAGACTTTGGATGTTTAATTCTTTCTGTTGTATTACCTTTGTAAGCATATTCTCTCAATACAGGAACATTGTTGTAAGGCATTAAATCAATAGCTTTTGCAAAATTAGGATTTAAACCTCCACCCATCATCCATCGTTGCGCAACTTTTGCTTCAGGTATATTTAAGTTTTTCTTTGGATCAGTTATAGCTTCCTCTCTAAAACTAAAGTTAGGATCTTTTAATACTTCTTTACCAAAGGTTGTTAAATCATTTTTCAACTCTTTAGCTGCTATATATGGAATATCTTTTATTAAATTATCAAAAGTACCTAAATAAGCGTCCATTGTTTCAGGAACAAAAGGATATTTACCTTCGTCAGTTATTTTTTTCTTTATCTCGTTAGATAGCTCAAACCTGCTTTCTGGACTTAACATACCTAAAGAGTTAGTTCTACCAGCTCCAAAAGGTTCAGCAGATCTTTCAACTCTTAATGATAATTCAGCTTGACCTTCTCCTCTACCTGCTTTGTCTGATAAAGCTTTCTTTTCGTAAGCTTTAAAAACATCTAATTTCTTTTTGTTTAGGTTTAATGGATTAAATATCCAACCAGCTAAACCACCTTTTTCACCTTTTATATTTTGAGGATCCCAACTTCTAACTACATCGTTAATTTTATCTCTTACGTCTAATATGAATTGATCTTTACTAAACGCTTCACCTTGTATTATAATCTTATCACCACTGATTTTCATTTTATCTTTACCAGTGCCTTCTATAATCATAGCGTCAAACTTACCGCTATTAACTAGTTTAACGCCATCCTTAACTCTACCAGCGTCCCACTCTTCTTTTGTTAACTCAATGTTATTATTCTTGTCTCTTGTTATTTTTAAAGCTTTATCAACATCTTCATTAAAAGATCTTTGTTCTGTTTTAGATTTAAAATAATTAGGAACTTCAACATCTGTTTGTTTCTCAGACTCTTTACTAAAAAGATCTAATAAACCTTGATCTATTTTTTTATTTTTAGCTTGATTAAAAAATCTGTTTACAACTCTGCCAATGTCTTCTCCAGTTGATAAACCTAGTTCTTTATTAAATATATTAGAAATTCTTTCTTTAACTCCTTTTATTTGTTTTACTTGATTTAGTTTAAGAGCATCTAGAAATATATTTAATTTTTCCTCGTACAAAGCATCTATAGATTTATCCTTACTATATTGATCTGTAAATCTTTTGTTTATAAGCTTTTGATAGTGTTCAGGTAATGAGTTAACAAAAGAGTCTATAATTTCTCTACCTTTTTCACCTTTTAATGAGTTCTTTAAAAAAGCATGAAATAATTCGTGACTAGCAGCACTAGTAGCTCCTGTTCCTATCTCTCCTCCACCGCCAAGTATTCTTTGTTTGTTTATATATATTTTATTTTCTTTAGGGCTATATAAAGCATCTGATTTTTCGTTATTTTTAAATGTTTTCTTCCATTCATCCATAGATGGTACCTCCACAACCTCTTTAACACCAAAACTTTCAGCTATAGATTTAGTAAAATCTAAATCAGACTTGTAGTCTACAGCCTCTACCTCTTTCATTTTGCCTATATTCTCCTGTTGCTTACCTGCTAGCTCTTTTTGTTCAGCTTTTAAAGTATTTAACTTACCATCAAGTAAGCTCTTTTCAGTCATTACCTCAGCTCTTCTTTCTACAGGTACTCCATCAGACTTAGCTGTTTCATTATCAAGCTTTATTTGTTCAATTTGATTCTCTACGGTAGCTATCTCCTTAGCCACTTCAAATTCTTTTTGTCTATCTTCTATAAAGCTTTTTTTAATATTAGGATCAGATATTTTTCTAGCCTGCATGCCAGTTACTTGACCTTGATTAACTAGAGCATTTAGTTGATTAAATTGAAAGCTTTTTGGATCTATACCCATCGCATCGGCGATAATTAAAGATGTATTTCTATTTGTGTTGTTTTTACCTTTAATACCTTCTGTCTTTAGATTATCAAGAAGATCCATTTCTTTTAATGTCAACTTCTCATTACTAACAAGTTTTCTACCTATTATCTCAATTTGAGTTTGAGTAGATTTCATTTTGTTATCTCTTTCAGACATCCATGTTTGAGCGTCTGAAACGTCCTTGTTCATCTCAGCTATACCTTTAGCTGCTTCAAGCTCTGACAACTCCTTAGAACTTAATTCTTTGCCTTCTGTCTTTGATTTAAATGCTTTTTCTATAGTTGCATAATCATTAACTCCACTTAATCCTAATGTTTTATTAGCTTTTCTTACAGCTCCACTATTAGTTTCCATACCTTTAACTAATCTTTCTATAGATTTAACAGGTCTTCCACCAATATGTAGTAATCCAAATTGTATTATTTCTTTAGCCCAAGCTCTACCACTAGTTAGATTTTTATATATTTCATCTAACCTATCTTTCTCTTTTGGATCATTCCAGTCACCAACTAAAACTTCACCTGCTGATATTGCTTTTGATATTGTAGTTGGTATTGTACCAGCTACAGTTGCTCCAGCTACAGTCTTTAATCCAGGAATAGTAGAAAACGCTCTAATTATTTCCGAACCTCCACGCATATAGTTGGTTAATATTTTTTTAGATATTTTTTGAGTTATAACGTTACCTACTCCAAAAAAGAAACCATGCTCAACAGGCATTTTTTCTTCACCCATTTCCTCTAGAAAGCCATTAGCTATATTCATCTTTATCATTTCAGCAGATCCATGAGTAATAAAATCTATAGTGCCGTTGAATACAGTTGAACCACCACCTCTAAAACTATTTTTCATTAGCTGGCCAAAAGGACCTCTTAAATATTTTAATGTAGGAGCTACGCCTGGTATTGTTTCTGCTAGTGCAAAAGCAGCTACCATCTTTAATAAACCTGGTGCTTCATCTACTAATTCTTCTCCAAAACTTTTTTCAATTACATCATTCTTTAGAACATCTGGATCTATTTTTAAACCTGAAGCTTTTATTACAGCTCTAGTATTTTCAGCTAGCATTTCGGGATTTTTACCAGCACCTATAAAATCACCAACTTCAGACCAGTTTTCTGTACCTACAAAAGATCCTACTATTTGTGTATAATCATAGAAATTTGTTTCTTCAGCTGTCATAGCGTTAACGTTAAGCTTTAAAGCTCTATTTAAAACAGCTATATCATCTATTAAGGCATCGTGCTTTTTAGCTAAAGCTATTGAGTTACCGTCACTTCTTGTATTTTCAACCTCTGACAATATTTTTTTAAGACCTTTAGGCACAACTCCAGTTTTATTAAAATAGCTTATATACTTAGCATAATCAGCCTTAGACCTTTCAGACATGCTGAAACCGTCACCAATAGAAGAAGCTTCTAAATCACCAGACAGGTCACTCATTTCAGAGTATATACCTTTTAATTCATAAAACTTTTTTCTTCTTAGATCTTCTAAGTAATCTACAGTTGGTCTTTCTTCAAAGTTTAAAATGCTTTTAGCTTTTTCTGTAATTTCTTTATCACCTATTTTTTGTTCTTCTGTTGCTTTTGTAATATCTATTAAAGTGCCAGTTTTATTATCATATATTTTTTCACCTAAGTTTAATTCTTTTTTTACATTTTGAAGATCTTTATCAGCTTCGTTTATAAAAGCTTCGTATTTTTTAGCTTCTTTTACATTTCCAGAATTTAAAAGTGTCTGCTGTTTAGCTCTTAAGCTATTAATAGAATTTTCAAATTTATAAACCTTAGCCTCGTTCTCATTTAAATTAGAGTAGAATAAAGCATTAAGCTGAGAGTCAACAAATCCTTTTTGAGCATTAGAGTCTCCATCAAATATTTTTAAATCTTTATTAGCCTCATTAGTTGCTATAATATTCATATAAGCATCAGAAGCCTTATCATCAAAAACTTTTGAAGGATCTACTATTATGTATCCTTTTTTAGATATTTCTTCACTGTAAGCTCCAGGCATTGATAAATAAGATAAATCTTTACCGTTTACATTTCTAGGTATAACAATTAAATCACTATCAGAACCAACCGTCATGGGAGCAGAACTGTAACTAGAAGCTATATTATCAACAAAATCACTATGATTCTTAATTAATGAAGCGTCTATGTCAAGAAGTTTAGGAAGAACATCCTTAGCATTTTCTTTGTTAACACTCTTTAATGGGTTAACACCTTTTTCTCTGTATTCTTCAGCTTTCTTGTATGACTCTTCGTTGTTTTTGTTAATATTTAGTTTAATAGAGTTTTCAGGAACCTTGTGAGTGTAAGATTTTCTGTCTTGATAATCCACATTGGATTCTAAAACTATATCTATAGGGTTTTCTGTTACTAAGCTTTTTAAATTAGAACTAGTATTTTTATTTACAAAACCTACAAAGGTTTCATATGCTTTAGCATTTCCTTGACCTTTATTTCTATTGTATTCTGTGTTTAATCTTATAGATTTACCTTGGCCAGTTGTTTTGTCAGTTACATATATTTGATCATACATATAACCACTTTGACCTATCTGTTCTTCAAACTCATAGTCGTCCCCATATTTTTCTTCTAAAACAGGTATTAAATCTTGTTCTTCAATATTATCAAAAGAGTTTAATTCTATATCTTTAAATTTTTTAATATTAGATTCTAGTTCATCTTCTTTCTTTACAGGCTTCACTTCGCTAACAAGTTCTTCAGCATCAACTATAGGTTCTTTAACTGATAAACCGTAAGTGTTTTTTATTAAATCTAGTTTGTTATCGTCGACACCTTCAGGGTCATACTTAGAGTATAAGTCATTTATTAATAAATCATAATCGTCACCATACGTTTCATTAATTAAATTAATTTTATCTTGGTCAATTTCTTGACCAGCTTTTTTTGAATAAAAATCTATTAAAAATTCATTTATCATAGTATGCTAGCTTTTCCTGAGTTTTCTGTAAGACCACGTGGGTCTTTTAATAATGCATTAACAGTATTTGCGTCTCTTAATCTTTGATCAGAAATATCAATTTTCTCATATCTCACTGTTCCACTTTTTGGATTTGGTTTATACTTAATAATAAGATCTTTTGAATTTACGTTCGATGCATCTAAAGCCGGCTGATATTGGTTTCCAACACCGTCAGGAAATTGTTTTAAAAAATTAGTTCCAGTCATTATAGTATTTGGATATTCTTCTATAAGTTTCTTTTTGACTTTGTCTTCGTTCTCGGCTATCAACTTTTGCTGTTTTAATTCCTGCATGCTTCCTGGCATTGCAGAACTATCACCGAAAGTTAAATTATTTTTAGCCCAGTCTTCATAATCCCCTCGTATTGTAACTGTTGATGTGTTTGGTTTGTTTTTATCTCTTTTAGAGTTATTATTTTTTGGCGCATATATTTTAACATCTGTAAACTTAGCAGACTGTGTACCATTTCTTTCCCTAGCTATTTCAATACTTTTTTCAGCTAATTTTAATCTAAGTTGTTGCTTTTGATTATCATCACCGCTCCAAGTTGTTTTCTGACCTAAAACATCTTTCCAATAAACTTTAGCATATATTGGATCATTAGCCATTCTCATTATAGTTTTGTCATTATTAGACAACTTACCAGCTAAATTTTTAAAAGCTTTTTCATTAGGAACTAAACTTCCCTTAACCATAGTTCCGTCTTTCTCTGATTTGTAATCATAGTATTCAGTGCTATAATTTTCACCGTCAGCACCACCTAGTAACCCAACAGCAGTTGAAGAAAGCTGATCTTTATAAGAGGGAACTTTTAAAAACATATCTACCTCATCATCTTGAGCATTAACGTAAGCATCTATATTAAAAACAACTCCATCTCTAGTTAGTAAAGTTTGACCTTGATCATTAGACTCTAGTCCTATTCCAGGAACTCCATTAGACCAGTCTTGTAAAAGCTTAGCTTGGGGTAGGTTATTATTAGTTATACTTAATGAACCTTCTTCACCTATTGGATTTTTTAAAGCATCATCTATTATAACAGCTTCTGCCGCTGCTGAATTAACACCTGTAGAGTACTTATCTATTGAGCTGTCTATATTGGCAATCATTCTAGCTCCTATAACTGGATCTATATAACCTTCTTCATTAGGAAGTTTATTCATGCCTTGCTTTATTTTTACAGCTTCGTTTATTTGATTATTCCAATAGTTGCTAGCTTCTTGTTGGTATGTTGTTCCTCCGCCTGTAACCTTACCGACTTTATCATACATAGTTGAAGCTGCTTTAGCGCTATCTTTTTGCATTTGTAGAATCTCTTTTCTACGTGCAGCATCCATTCTAGTGTCAAATTGCTCTCTAAGCCTTTTGTCGTTCATTTCTGCTATTCCTTGCTGCTGCAAGTTAGCACCTCTAGAATCTAGTCTAGGTGTTGCTATTTTACCTCCGTAAGAAGATCCTTTGTAAGCGTTTGGTTGTGGTAATGCCATATTTATATTTTATTAATTTTTTTATGTCATGCCAAAATCATCGAAATCACCCGTGGTTCGTGCTTGTTGGCCTGCAGCATACGTTTGAATAGTATTTCCTGCAAATTTAGCACCAGAAGCCCAAGTTTGAGCTCCTTGAGATATTCTTGCATTAGCATAAAAATCCTGCATATTTCTGTAATAATCAACTTCTGAAGCAGCTCTTGATATATCAGCAGCTTCTCTCTGTTCTTGAGCATTAAATGTAAACGCCTTACCTTGAGCTTTAGCTTCTTGAACTCTAGCTTTTTCACCTTGTGTAAGTTGTTGAGCTTGCATTTCACCTTTAGCAGCGAGTTGTTGGTTTGATGATTCTTGCTGTTGTATACTAGCAGTAATACCTCTTTTACTTTTTAGTGCGGCATTAGCTAATGCAGTTGCTCCACCAGCAGATGCTCCAGTTTCTCTTAAAGTGTCTAATGTGTTTGCTAAAGCAATATCAGCTTGTTCCATTTGCATTGTAGCAGCCTCAGTTGCTACTGCTAAGTTCGCATATGGATTGTCCATTCTCATCTCTGTAACTCCGCTGTAAGGGTCTACGATGTCTTGTCTGTTATCTCTTAAGTAATCTAAACTTTCTTGAGCAGAGTCTTTTAAATCTTCCTGTCTTTTCATTTCTTTCTTCATTCGCCTTCCAGCTACTAGGTTTCCTATGAATTGACTAGAGCCGCCTACGCTTTTTCCTAATAAGTTTAATCCAGGTATCGATGGTTGTCCCATAATCTATAATTTTAATTTGATGAAATAACTATTTCAGAACCTATAGAAAATAATTCTTTAGTCCCTCCGTAATTAGTTGATGAATCTGTTTTCAATGTTATAATTGAGTAAAAACCTTTTATTCCAGAAGAATTATTACCAAAAACAACTTCTCCTGGTTTAGGTCCAGAAATATTTTTCAAGTTAGAAAAGTACTTGTTTTCTTTTCTATCAAATCCAGCTCTTAATATCTGCGTGTTAACTGGTAGTGTAGATGGATACTCTACAACGGTAGGTGGATCTGTACTTTGGTCAATTGTAAAACCTCCTTCGTAATAGCTTTTAACGCTACTAGCTATATCACTACTAGATATGTTAGCTGGTAAAAGAGGATCGTATGAAAGTACTCTTGAATCAACACCAGTTGTGCTAGAATACATCATTGATACTTCCCAACCATTTGAGCCTTCGTAGTTTATAGTTTTAAAGTTTTTAACCATATGAGGGTTAGCGTTTAGTATGCTTGTAATATTACTATCACTTGTTACTTTGTAAAATTCCCCTCTTTTTGATGTATCTGAATAATGTTGAAATAAACCAATTGTTCCATATGTCTTAGGATCAACAGGTTTTTCACCATCAATTGTTTCTTGTATAACGCTAGTAGAGTAGAACTTGTTTTTAACACTAAACATTTGATCTGGATTATAAGTAAAGAAGCTTACCCAACCTTTTATTTTCTCATCAAAGTTTAAAGTATAAAAACTAGTTCTTAAACCTTTAAATTCTCTTTTACCTCCTTCAGTGCTTGTCCAAGTCGTTTGTTGTAAATAATATTTTTTTAACGATAATGTATAGCATTTGTTGTGTGCATCCCAAGAGCCTAAAACTTTATCTTTTACTATAGCTCTAAATCCTACTCCAGTAGTCATTGCGGAAGTAACAATTATTTCTGAGTTTAGTACAACTCTTACATTGTTACCAACTCTAGAAAGCGATGAAATACATGTTTGTGCAAAAGTTGATCCATTAGTATCTTGGATTATCATTCCAGGACAAAGCGTTGTCCATTGATTTCCAGTGTCTATTTCAATATCAAAATAAGTAGCATTATCACCTACAGCGGCTACACTGTTATCAGCTTTATACCAAACAGGAGCACCTACGTATTTTAAGTCAATACTTCTGTACTCTTGATTTAATTCACCTAATTCATCTCTAAACCAGTCAAACATACCATATTCAGATATTTCTGTTATACCATCTCTAGATAATCTTATTATAGCATTTCTATTTTTATCAGCATAGTATTTTCTAAAACTATGATTAGCAAAGCTTTCAGGAAACTTACTATTACCATAGTCACCAGCGTAAGGGGTGACCGGACCTATAACAACTTTACCAGCTGTAGTTACTTGTCCGCCTTCAGCTGTGTATATAACGTCTTTATCTATTAAAGCTTGACTACTTTTGTTTTCTTGAAGTATTAGTAAGTTGCCATCATCAGAGTGTATTTTCTGAATAGAACCATATTCTGGAGATACAGTCCTACTAATGTCTTCACCTACATTAAATACGTTTGTTTTGTTTACGTTAGTTCTATTATTTAAAAGTCCTGAGTATATTAAAGATGAAGATCTTCTCTGTGTAGAAGCATCGCTGTCAACTAAGTAAGCTTTAACACCTTGCCCAACCATATCGTTATTGTAACCTCCTTTTATTCTTGATTCTTCAAACGACCATCCTAAACCATTCATAAACCAGTTATCAGCCGGATTAGAGTTTAAGTTGAATATATTTGTAGGAAATGGAGGGTAACCAGCTGGATCCCAAGGGAAGCCAAAGAAACCACCAATTGGACCAGCTTCATATATTTGAGGTATAGGATCAGCAGTTTCGTCCCAGTCTGGCGTTGGCTTTACGGTGTACACTTTCTCTCCTCTTGTCGGAACTTTCTTCGCAACAAAGGTGTTAAAATACTTTACTTCTAATATATAACTCATAATTAAGTAAATTTAATCCATGAAGACAATACTCTAGTTTTTGCTCCGTTTGATATAGCTCCTGTTTGATTAGGATCACAGTTACTCACTGTTATCATCACCCTGTAGGTAGCGTTTATTGATATTTTTTGATCTTGAGGCGCACCAGTATTAGCTATAAGACTCGCTAGTGTAGAAGCGTTTATCGTTATATAACTGTTTGGAGTATTATTATAAAACCTAAAAAAGTCAGAAGATGATCCAACAGCGCTGCTTAATATGTTTCCAGTAGCTGCATTGACAGGATATAAACTGTTAATATCTCCAGGTGTATTTTCACCATGTAATTGAACTTTCCAATATAGTTCAGCAGTATTATTCCCAGGTATAGAACCAGTAGCTAAGCTAGAATCTCTAGCACCATTCCAAAAGTAGTTTGGCGATGATAGCAAGCTTCCATTCCCGTCTCCAGGTTCTTGATAAGCAGAGCTAGTATTAGTGCCATTATACCTCATCAATACGTAGTCATTGTTGTTATTTATTTTACCATAAATACCAGTACCGCCAGTGTAGTTAAAATTTATTGGATTACCATTACTTCCAGAAGCACTTCCAGATGCGCCGTTGTTTGAATTGTTCCAAAGCCATATATTATTATTTCCAACACCTATTTCGTTAGGATTATTAAAATAAGGCTCTGTATTTCCTAACGGACCTGTGAAAGTTAAATCTCTTACTTCAGGTACGTCGCCTGAAACAGTGGCTTCTATGTTGAAAGTGTAAACGTCTTCAGCTTGTGAAGAGCTATTAAACACAAAATCTTCGTTTTTAGTTCTAACAATATAGATACCACTACCAGAGTCGTATATCTCAAATTTAGAAGTTATATCAACTGGAGTTGATTGATTATCAAATACAGATGTTAATACAAGCGTGTGTGGATCTGTTATAACAATACCGGAAGGATTAACTAGTTGAAACGCGCGAGTGGCATTACTACCTGTAACATCATTTTGAGTTTGTAAGTATGCTAAATCTTGACCTTGAGAAGTATCATTACCTTCGCTATCTTGAAAACCACCTGGTATTTCAACCGCAACTATAGCAGCATTTAACTCTGATAGTAAACCAGCAGTTGATGTTTCATAAAATATCTCTAACTTGCTTTCAATTGGTTTAGTTTCATAAACTCCAAGAGTTTGAAACCTAGCATTTACATATCCACCAGCCGGATCACCACTGCTATCTTCATAGCCATCAGGGCCCATTCTAAACGAATTAGTAGAAGTTATACTAGCAATTTGTAATGAGCTAGTACTAGTTAAAGGTATACCATCGTTATAAAAATCCCACATATCACTAGTATCTAGGTTGTAATCATTAAAAGCAGCTATAGTAGATACAATGTCAGCTTTAAATGGTGATTCATCACCAGGAAAAGCTTGTAAATTTAACTTATAATTTTTTGGATTAACCCTTGGTAACAACTCCACATCACTTCCAGCAAACTTAGTATCTCTTGGACCTACGTTTATTAATGATCTAGGTATTTTATTTATATTGTCACCAGATAACTCTACTTGAGATTTATTTTCACTAGCTTGATAAATATATTCAATATCACTAGGAAGCTTAATTGTTTTAGGTGTTAAAGAGTTTACACCTGAAAAGAATACGTTATAATAGTCTTGTTCTTGTTGTTTAACTACAACCTTATAAGAATACCAACCCAGTGGATTAGTATATTCATCATATAGGTTTTCTTCTATTTTTTTATCTAAATATATTTTTAATGAATCACCGAACCATAATTGCGTCGCGGTTGCTTGTTCAGATTGATACGGTTTGTAATGTGATGAAGCTCCAAAAGCAGATCCAGAGTCACTAGTAACTGTAGTATCATAACTTGATAATATTACTTCAGATTGTCTACCATATTTGTCTGCTAAAACAAAACCTACTTGGTAAGTTCTGTTTTGTTTGACAGAGTGCATTGGGTACTCTCTAGATGACTCTCCTGTTTTAGACGTTTGGTTATATCCCATTTTTAAGCCAGAAGCTACCTTGTAATCTATAGATTTAGAATATGGAGCTCTATCTACATAATTACCTAAAACTACTCTATTACCAACAGAAGATAGTGTTAATGCTTTTATAGGTACTTTATCGTAAACTCTAACGTTTTCACTTTCATCTAAAACCTTAAAAGGACTTTTACCTTGGTATTTATAGTCAAAAAAGCTATTAGAACTATTAAAATTATCATTTATTTCTTCATAAGTCAAGGTCTCAACTACTTCTATGTTTGTTGCTTTATCTTCTTTTGCTATTATGTCAACTTCTTTTATATTATAATCACTTTGTAACTTACTAATAATAACAGGTAAAGGTACAGTTAAAGTTATTTCCTCTATCATGTTATCAAAGAAATTTAAATGCCCTGAGTTTTTAACTTTAGCATCATCATAGTCTAAAAAATGACCAAACTGTTCAGGTATAAATGCTGCTTGAGTAAATGGAGCTATTAAAGAATACTCATTATCTTCAAACTTAAATCTATAAGAAAATCTTATAAATCTGTTTCTTAAAAAATCTTTATCTCCAGCCCAAGAATTAGAATAATCAGGATTACCGTAGTGCAAATAAAACTTTATACCGCCATCTGCACCTGAACTTGGCTTTGGAGATACGGCATCAAAAATTAACTGTAGGTCACTATCACTACCATTAAGTGTAAGTATTTTATAATCTGTATTTCCTGTAGTACCACTTGTTATTGATACTACAGTTATACTATTATCTTTTGAAAGCTGTGGAATATCTTTAGAAGTTATGTACTTAGCAGCGTTAGGGCCTAAGTAATCTGGATTAAAAAGTTGTTTTGGTGTAGAAGCACTTGTATCTTTAAATCTTAAAGGAAGATTCATGTTACCACCACTTGGTGTGGTTAACAAGGTTCCACCATTGTCAGATATAGCAGTTATTGAATATGTTAAAAGTTTATTAGTTTTATTAACCATGCTCGTGCTAGGGTTGCTAGCATCTGATACGTTGAGCATTTTTAAAGGAGCATACGGATAATATTTAGCTAAAGAAATTTGATGTTCTTTAGTATAATTAATATCACCTTTTGTACTTATTTTTCTTGGTTGATTTCTATTATCAGTCCAAAATAATTGATCTTCAATAACAACAGCTTCTATTCTATGTGTTTTTGAAAAATTTAAAAAGTTACCATGAGCTAAGTTTACACTTGTATTTGTTTTTAAATCTACTTTAAGTATTTGACAACTTCTTGAAGAAGCTGGAGCTGTTGGCACGCTGCGAAATAAAGTTCCTAAATCCTGAGTACCAAGAGCACTAGACCCAAACAATATAGTAGAGTCCATAAAGTTAGTTATAAAAACGTATAAAATGTCTTTTGCTTCGTCTTTGCAGTGGCCTATTACTTCATAACCATAATTGTATGTATCAACAGGTAGATTAAAGCTAACAGTAAGGTTATTACCTTTTATATTTTCAAGAGCACCAACGTCGGATCCCTCTGATCTGCTTACTGATATATTAGTGGCGTTTCTATATTCATTAGGTGGTACTATTCTAGAGTCTGAATCTTTATTCATTTTAGACCCCATGAAAGTATTTTTAATTTCTGGCATACTTAATGTTTAATCCATTTAGACTTGTTTCTAAATACTTGAGCTATTTCTTCTGTTTTAATATTGCTTAATCTTAATTTAGCATTTCTAAGAGAAGATCTTTTTTCTAACTTATATCTATTTATTACATATTCTGGAACTTGGGACCGAGTAGAAAGTATAGAGTATATAATATGCATGTACATCGCTTGCTCTGCTAGTTTAGGTACCATCATGTCTTCATCATAAGCTAAACCATCAGATATATATTCAAACATTAAAAGCTTACCAGCTAGATCACTAGAAAGAGATATAGAACCTAGTCTTTCGTTTATAGTGTATTTACCGTTTATATTAGCTTCCTCAGGGTTTAGTCCATATTTTTGACCCATTAAACCCTGTCTAGGTGTTATTCTATAATCAGAAGGAGCTAAAGAGTTGTTATTGCCTATACCTTTCCATCTTTGCTCTACTATTGAATCATCAGCTGCAGTATTGCTACCAAAAGAATCTTGTATATATTGACCAGCGCCATCTTGAAGTGATAGATCAGTAGGATTTGATGTTACTCTAGTTGGGTATATAATATGTTTTGCACCAACATCGTCAATCCACGAAAGTTTAACGTAGTTTACATAATCTTGAGGTAAAGCAAAGCTTAATGATAGCGGAGCATTTATTTCAAGTGATTTTATTACCTTTAAAGTATCATAACTAAACTCTTGCAAGCCTCTTTTAGCATGAAATATAATGTCTTGCTTCTTTACTTTTCTTATCAACTTGTCTTCACCAACATATCCTACTATAAAGTTGTTTATAATATCTTTTAATTTTATATAAGAGTAATTTCCGTAATTATTATCAATAGCAAACTTTTTAAGTTGTATATAAAAGTTTCCATCATAGGTGCCATTAGTTGCGCTAGGAAGTACTTCAATTTCGCCTGTGTATTCATTTGAAACTCTTATTAAGTCTTCGTCTATCGCTGTGTAATTTCCAGTTCCAATTGGTTCATAAAATATAGTAAAATTAGAAATAGATGATTTTTGAGTAAATCTTTGGTTACCACCTGAAGTAATTATAGGTTCAGCAAAAGCACTTATAGGTTTAGTATCAAAACCCCAAACTCCACCATTTATAAAATAAGGATCACCAGCCGAGGTTGTTGCTCTATCTAGTATTTGTTGACCAGCGTAATATTGACCGTTGTTTTCTGTTATAAGTCCCATTTATTATTGTTTTTCGTTTGCTTCTTCTTGCTGTATTTCATTGTTAGCTACTTGAACTATTGAAGGATCTTTTATTACAACTCCAGCGTAAAGCAGTATATTTATTACAACTTCTATTTGTTCTGAGTTATGCAACTCAAAGTTAGTAGAATTTGTAGAGTCATAAACATAAGCGCCATTAGATAAAGTGGTAAAAGCCCAATTAACGTCAACAGGTTTCTTTACGTAAGTAACTCTAAGTAAGTTTATATTGTTTGGAAATGGAAGAATTTTATTGTCTTCATATAAGTATATAGGAGACTCAAAATCAGGAGATGTTAATGGAGATTTATTTATGTTATAAAAATCTGTTCTTCCTACTCTCTGTAGTTCAGCAGCAGTTGTAGTCATTGGAAAGACTGGCGGTGGAACCTCACCTCTTGTAGGCTGTGAAGGAAATGTTGCCGAGTCAAAAGTTACAGTGTTTATTCTGTATAAATTAGCAGGGCAATCAAAAAATTTATAAAAAGGAGGATCTGCTGCCGCTGTTCCAGTTACAGATGCTTCAGTTTTAAATTCTGCTATTTTTTCGTCGATATTGGCAACTCTATCTGCGTAGTCAAACTCACTTTGAGGTATTCTAAGTTGTTGGTTTAGATCTTCAAAGTATCGTTCAAATATTTTTCTTTGGACTTGCGTTGCTGTTTTACTAAATTCTTGAGGTGTCATATAACCTCTTTGTTCTTTATTTAGTATAAGCAAAACAGTTTGATATACATCATTTACGTTTATTGCCATTATAAATATTTTAAAAAAAAAGGGTAGAGTGAACTACCCTTTTATATAATCACTTGTTATTTAAGTTTTTTCTGTATAGACTTATATACTTCTAAACCTTCATCAGTCTGAAACCAAGCAGCCATAGCTGAATATGGGTTCTCTTCAAAAGGCACTTGCATTAACTTTTTACTATTACTAGCCCAAGACCAAGTTCTTTGATCAGCACTTAATCTAATAACATTAAGTTCAGCAGCTTTTACAGCCACGTTTCTTAATTCAACTCTATCATCGTCTGCTAACTCTAAGAACAAACCAGGGTTTTGTCTTGCAAATAATAAAGCATCTCTTTTAACTTCTTTAGAACTCATCTTAGACACTTTAGAACCAATCTCTACTCTTAATATAGCTTCTAATTGATCAATATCCATTTCTGTTGCTAAATTCATGGCCTGCATTTCAGCTTCAAGCCAAGATAGTTCATCTACAGCTTCTTTAGTTTTATCTTCTTCATAGTATGTTTGATCTCTATAAGGATGATATAAGCTAAGAAGTTTTTGTAAAACTGTTTGACTTTTAGGCACAGAAAGAACACCATCTACAAATTGAACATGTCCTAATGTAGCTGTTCCAGTTTGCTCATCTACAAAAGGTGAGTTTTGATTTGTAGCATATCTTAACTCTCTATTTTGTTTCTTTTCGTTATCCCAATACATTAAAGGATGTCTATTTGTATGTTTGCAACTAATAGTAAAGGTTAATGGCTTTTCTTCTCCTTGTAAAACGTATAGCCTATCTTTATACTCCCAGTTATCAACAGGAGCTTTTTTAATTTCTTTTGTAATTACTTTTTTAGTAATTTCTTTTTCTTTTGTTTCCATAGTATAATATAATATAATAATAAATAGCTAGAGCGCTTTCGCGCCCTAGCATAAATTTAGTTAAACCTAACTTCGTTAAGCGTCACCTGTTTTCTTAAATAATAAGAAATTGTTTGCAGCTTGCACACATAAACATCTCTCAGATAAGAAATGTACTTCCATAGCATCAAGATCAGAAGTATAAGCACCACCGACAGAACCAGTGATCCATGTTTTATATCTTCTATCTTCAGTTTCAGAAGCTCTATATCTTACGTGTAAGAAAGGACGTCTAATGTTAGCACCTAGCATTTGATCATATACTGAAGAAGTTCCAGCAGGTACCAATACACCTTCGATGTCATCAAATAATCCTCTTGTAGTTGGATCGTTTAAGTATTTCCAATCAGTTTTGTAGAAGTCATAAGAACCTCTTCTAAAACCTGAAAATCCTAAATTAAGAGCCATATCAGCATCATTGTCAAAAAGACCAAAAGCAGATCCAGCTCCATTATTTCCACCATTTATTCCAGCTAGCATATCATCGAAATCTAAATTCATGTCTCTGTTTAAGAATAACATGTTTTCTTCGATAGCACCTTGCTTGTCTAGGTTTTTAAGGATATTGTCAAAATCTTGTAATCCAGTTCCAGCAGCGAAATCTTGGTATACATTACCTCTTGATTCGATAGCTTGAAATAAACCTTCAGTTCCTTCAAATCCAGCAGTAGTAACACCACTTTTTACACCTTCAACCATAGCCATTTCAAGATAGTCATCATATCTTAATCTAGTTTCTGATTCAGCTTTTAAATACCATAAGTATCCAGATGTTCCGTCTTCAGTAGCAACTTCAACCCACCCAATTTGAGAGGCGTCAGAACCGTTAACTTCGTATCTGTCTTTTATGATAATTGGCTTGTTAGCAAAGGATTTAAACTTTGGCTGTAAAGCACCTTCCATACCTTCTGTTCCTTTAGCAAATTCAGAACCATAAACGAACATTTTTACAGGATCGTCTAGATCGAATTTAGAAGCTAAGTTAGTGTGTCCATAAACAGAAACAGTTACAGTAGCATCATTTCCAGTAACAGAAATTGCTGTTGCTTTAACTTTTACTGTTTGAATACCAAGGTGACCAGTTTTAGTAGAAGTACCGCTTACTGCTAAAGTAGCGCCTTTTCTAATAGCACAAGTAATATCAGTTCCCATATCTATTTCTAGAGTAGTAGCACTTTTTACTATAGCTAAGTCATAACCAATGTGTAGTCTTTCTTGTTCAGACCAAATTACTTGATCAGAAGTCATCGGCATTTCTGCACCTACCATTCTCAAGAAACCACCTAGTGTTCTGTTTCCGTATCTTTCTACTTCTGCTTCGTAAAGTTCAGGTAGAAATTGTTGTGTCCAATCAGCAGAGCCATCATGAAAATTAAGATAATTTCCTTGAGTAACATTTTTACTTTCTGCTGGCATTGGGCTAATTGAATATTTCCCGACTTTATTTCCATCAGGAGCAAATCCGTTTTCGATTGCCATAATTATAAGTTTTAATTGTTATTTATCTATTTTTTAATTTTCAATTTAGAACTATTTATTCCTGATATAGCTTTAACTTTCCATCCGTTTACAAATACCTCTCCGTTGGAAACTTTCCTTGGCTCGTCATTTACGTTATTAGACTTTGACATAATGTCTTTTGTTGCGTCAGCTTTTCCTTGTTCGTAAAAGTGACTTGCTATAGTATCAGCATTTCTAGCTGCAAAAAGTGCCTTATGATACTTTTTTAAATCTTTAATTTCGCCTTCTTCTATAAAATCATCTAAAAAATTATTTATATCAGACTGCTTGTTTAAAGTAGTATCAAGGTCGTTTACTCTATAATTATACCTTTTCTCTCCAACGTTAAATTCAAAACCTTTGAATTCGTTATTAAAGAAACTATTGGTTCTATTATTAAAAGATTCACTCACCTCTTGAGCTTGAGCTAGATCCTCATTGTATCTATTGAAGAAGTCCATAGCTTTCTGTTGTTCATTAGAGGTATTAGGCTTATTTTTAATTTCAGCATAATACTTACTCTTCATGTCCTCTAGAAAATTACGAGCTTCGGCAATTTCTTCTTTATAAGCGAGTTTCTTTTTTCTTACATCTCGCTCTTCATCCACTTCTTCGTCATATGAGAAATTATCTTCCATTATGAAGTTTATTTCATCTTGATTAAGATGTGGTTTAGTATTTTTATAATATTCTCTTAGCAGTGTGCTGTCATCTATGTTTGAATAATCAGCATTTATTCTAACGTAGTCTTCTACAGACCCTCCTGTTTCGTCCATAAAAGAAACTAATTTTTCTATATTTTCAGGTAGTTTTTTACCTAAAACCTTTTCATCTCTTTTAGCTTCCTTTAGTTCCTTCTGTACTTCGTTAACGTGTTTTTCTTCTTTCTGAACTGTTAGTTCTTCTAGCGGTGGTAGATCATTTTTAACTTCTACTTCCTTTGCTTCAGTTTCAACTTTAACTTCTTCTACAGGTGTTTCAGTTTTAACTTCTTCAGATTTGCTTAAATCTATTTTGTTTTCCACTGGTTTTTCTTCAGCTTTTTTTGACATATCAATTTTAGCTGTTTCATTAGTTTTTACTAATTTTTTAGGTTTCTTTTTTATTTTAAAGTCACCCTCCTGTTTTACTTCTTTTTCTTTAGACATAATATAATATAATAGTTAATATAAAATTATCTAGGCATAAACTGCTCTAGACCAAACCCACCCATATTGTCGTTACCAGCGGATTCAAAGTTCTTTGGTAATAAATCATTTTTTCTTTGATCTATTAACTCAGACTGTTGTGTTGCTTGTATTTTAGTTCGTTCGTCTTTACGATCCTCAATTTCTTTTACTTTATCTTTTTCTTGACCTTGCTTTGTCTGAGCTAATTGTATGTTATATTGGAACTCCTGCTCCATTAATTTCATTTTTAACTGAGACTCTTCTCTCATTTTAGCTGTAGCAAATTCAGATTTCATTTTTTCTAATTGTATACTTTGCTCAGTTAGCACTTGTTGTTTTTGAGTTTCAGCCAATGCTGTTTGCTCTGCTAGCTGTGCGTTTGCTTGTGCTTGTGCTTGTATGTTAGCTTGTTGAGCTTGTTGATCTCTATTAGACTTCTGCTTTCTTTTAAGCTTTAACATTTGATTAGCAAGCTTTAAATTTCTTACTTGCCTAATGTCTATTGCATCTTCTAAGTCTATTCCACCACTCTGTAATGCTACTTGAATATTTTGTTCTAGTTGAGCTTTTTCCTCTTCGTCTGGTTCTAGCTCTAAATATATACCAAAGTCTCTTAAATGTAAAGAATCAATATCAGCTAGCGTACCCACATTATAGCTACTTATACTATACTTTAAACTTTCATTTGTTAATGAAAACCTTAAACTATCAGCTGCTCTTAAAGCTATGTTTTCACAAGATCTAAGTGTTAAATATAAACTGGAATTTAATATGTGTCTTGTAGCTATGTTTGAGTTTTGAGCTGCAAGTTTTTGAAGACCAACTAGTGACTGCTTGTCAGGAACAGAAGCATCTCTTGCTTCGTTTAAGCCCGTCACGTCTCTTATCATTTGTAAGTAATATTGGTAAGTTTGTATTAATGCATTTATTTTACCCATACCATTTGAGGTAGAAAGTTCTTGTATTGGAACTTTACCTGGGTTCATGCTACCATCTTGGGTCATTGATCTACCAACTATACTACCAGTTTGAAAATACATATTTAAAGCTTCAGCTGGGTTATAACTAGTGCCATTACCTAAATCAACTTCTGCTAGTCCATCTACGTCCATATAAACACCATCTGGAACCATTCTAGATAAAACTTGTTGTAGTTTTAAATGTGTTATTTGAACCATGTCTGCAAAACCAGTAACTCTACTAACTGTAGATTCAATCCTGCCTTTATACATTTTAGGAGCAACAATGCTGTAGTTCATATTAACTTTTACAGTATTTGAAAAGGGTCTAGTCATATTTTCAGACATTTGCCAGTTCAACATTTTATCGTGTCCAAGTATTTTAGCACCACTATATAAAACCTCTATTGATCTAAAAGCTTTTTCAAAAGATTCGTTTTCAGGTGGATTAAAATCATCTCCTTTTTCTAGTGATTTCTCAAGACCTTGCGCTGTTTGTTTTATTTTAAAAACTTGATTAGTATAAGTTTTGTATTCAAAATATAAAATTTGAACAGTATCATCACTAGTTCTATCGCTATGATTTCTTCCATAACTATTAGATGGATACTTCTGTATTTCTTCAAGTTCTTGACCAGTCAAGTAAGGAAATTGCTTTTTTAACTCTGGTAAAGTAACAGATTTTACTTCTCCAACGTAGTATAAGTCTTCAAAATTAGGGTCATCAGTATAAGAATAAACTAAATTAGTAGGATCAACGTACTCAACTTTTATACCTTCCGATCTATTAAAACTTGTCTTAACAGCAGCGATACCAAGTATTGTTAAATCTTCAACTATTCTTTTCTTTGTTAATTTATATTTGTTTCTAGTTAAAGTATTGTTTATTAACTCTTCTTCTGCTATTTCTATAGATTCTTTATAATCTAACTGCATATGTAGATCAAGTTCTTGTTGATTCTCTGGAAGTGCTTCTGGCTTGTCAGTATTAAAAACATCTATATTAGCAGTTTGCTTAAGTTTCATTAACAGTTCTTTAGCCTGCATATCTCTTAGTAATTTTTCAGCGTATCCAGTTCTTTTTCTAAGTGAAGCCGGGTCTTGAGCATAAGCTTTTATTTCATAATCTTTAGAAGATATGCCATTTACTAATATGTCTACAAATTTTGGTATTATTGGAATAGGTTTCCAGTCTAAATTTAAATAAGATAAATCACCATTGATAGATAGTTCGTCTTTATACTTCTGTATTGACTGTTCTCCTCTAGCGTATAATCTAAGTCTATGAAAGTTATTATAATTAGTTCTAAACCTATCGTTCATTCCAACGCCAGAGTCTACTCTAAACCATTCTCCTTCTATAGCTCTAGCTACTCTTAGGCCATAGTCCATACTATTTTTCTCCTCGTTACTAACGACTTGACTAGGAAATGAACTGTTGAAATTTGTGTTTATCTGCATTTATATTATTTTTGAATAATAACCGTCATTGTCATATCTTTTTATACCTAAATTGATAGACTTTTTAGTTCTCTTATTGACTGGTGTATACTTATTTTTATTACAAGCCATAATGGCTAAACCAGAACTTATTGAAGCATCATGCTTTGTTCTATTGTTTATGTCAAACATAGCCCAATCTTCTAAAGTTTTTTGGAAATACATATCGCCGTGTAAATCCTCTCTTAAGCCAACATGCTCTTCTATGTAAGCTTCAATAGCTGCGGCATGTGCTTGTTTAATATCTTGACTAGTGTTAGGAATTCCACCTATTTCTTTTTCAGTTGTGGAAAGCTTGTTCCAAACTTTATCAGGTCTGTTAATACTAAAACCTCTGTAACCTCTTCTTTTTAAGTAATACAATAAACGAGGTTTGTTGTTTTCACAAAGTATTGGCATGCTATAAAAGTGTAAAGCCATTAAAACATCTTCAAAAAACATTTCAGCTGTTTGTGGCCTAGCTATATATTCTAAAAAAAAGTGATTAGCTGGAGCTTCTTCCATACTAAACTTTGTTAATCCATGAAGTGCTCCTTTACTTCCGCGACCGTCAACAGTACCGCTAATATCATAAGAGTCACAACCAAAAGCTCCAATGTGTTCGCTGCCTGGATATTTAATTCCATTTTTAATAATAATTTTATTTTGCAAATTTAAATCAGGCACCCAAGAAACCAAAAACCTACCATTTTTATTTGGATTAAATACAACTTTTTCATCTTGTATAGCCCAAGAAAAACTACCTTTAGTGACGTTCATTGTGTTGTCAAACTCTTGGTTATAATCTATTTGCTGATAAATTTTTGTTAAGTTGAATAAGCTATTTTTAGTTTCGTCTCTAAAAGCATGTTGTTCAGTTCTTGGAAACTGTCTATAGTATTCGTTTAAACTGTCTTGATCTTCTTTAAGTCCGTCAACTTCATTTTCCCAGTGTTCAATAACTCCTGTTGTAATGTCGTAGCCATCAACTCCTTTGACTGGAGTTTTGCTTCTAACGAATACAGGTAATCCATAAGTATCGATGAATCCTTCGTAGTTCCACTCCATAGGAATGAACAGGCTATAGAGCCCAGAAGATGTTTGTCCGTTTCTATTTCTTTTAGCAACGTCAGAAGCGTAGTATAATTTTTTGAAGTTGTCTCCACCTTTGTCTAAAGCGTTTGAGGTTGATCCCATCATACATTTTCCTACTATTCTTTTACCTAGCCTTAATGTAGTTTTTGTAACCCTCCAGTTGTTTAATATATTATCAGGTCTTTCCCATTTACCACTTTCATCATGAGCTAATAATTTTAGCTTTTCACCATCATAAGAGTTGTCACCTGTATTTTTCCAGTCAATAGTTGTATCAAGTCCATCTAGTTCTCTAAGCTGCTCATTTGATTCAAGCTTTCTTCTAGTAAGCTTTGATGCCGGAACACGATATGCCAGTTCCGTTTTCGGCCTATCCATACCGTCTTGAATCGGTTTAAAGAAGAACGGGTAGTTAACTGATATGGGTACAACTTTATCCGTGAACATTTTTTTGGCATCTGCACCAGACTTGGAAAGTATTCCAAACCTAGCATCGGAAGATATTGTAGCTTGGTTGACAAGTTCTGCGCTTGACATAAAAGAGAATCCAGATCGTCTGTTTTTGAGGTAGCACATACCATAACACCTAACATCTGCTTTACATGCTTCCCAGAATATAAAGAAGAGCCTGTTTGATTCTCTAAAATCCGGTGCTCCAATATCGATTTTTGACCATTGGAGGTACATGTAATGAGTACCAGTAATGTAAGTAGCCAAGCCGTTATTGTAAAACCAATAACCATTTTCTCTTCTTTTGAATTCTTCGTCGATATAGTCATACCATTTTTCTTTAAAATCTGATGGGTATTCCTCCCAATCAAATCTACTTTTAATTTTACTTAATTCTTTTGGATACTCTTTTTTTTCCCAGTGTTGTTCAGCTTTTTTTTCGCTTCGTTTAAACGGTTCATCTGCTGTTGGTAGAGCAATGCGGAGACCTTGTATTTCAATGATTTGTCCAATTTTTCCAGTTTTACTTATTACTATAAAATCATAATCAGAGTTATAACCATACTCCCACTTTTTATATCTGTTGTTCTTAGCTAATATCTTAGGATTTACAACGTCCTCAATCTCTTTACAAAGAGTTTGATAATAACTCACTTACTTCTCCCTTCTGCAAAACCTCTAAAAGTTTTTTGTTCTTTAACTTCTTTAGGCTTTTCATTTAACATATCTTCCTCTTCTTGTATTCTATTTAATATCTCAAAAGCATCAAATATGGCTAGCTTTTTAGTGGCGGCAGCATTTTTTAATCTATCAGCGCTTACATCATCGTCTGAGTCTACAATCTTTTCTTTTGCTACCTTGATAAGTTCCTCAACTGCTTTTTGCCCAGCTAGGATTATTTTCTTTTTCGTTTCCTTGGTATTCATGAGTTAAAGCTATATCATTTGATTTCATACAATAAAGTCGTTCACCTTCTATAATAAACTCAAACTCAGAGTTAGGTGTAAACGTAATAAGTGTTTCAGGTGTTACTCCTAGAGCTTCTAAGAACTTGTTAGAATATTTCACTATTCCTACATTAGGTTGTTCTTTTCTGTTCTCTAATGAGTTTTGGTTTTCAATTGGTTTTACAAAACAATAATCTAAGTGAGGCTTCAAATTGTACATGTATATTTGATCTGGTGAAGCAAAGTATAAATCATCTTTAAAATACATTGACGAGTTTTGCTCTTCACCTTTCATATTGTACCACCTTCTAAATATATTATGATGCACATATACGTTATCACCAACTTTTATTTTTGAAGCATAAGCTGCTGGAGTCGAAACAACAACAGCTTTTTTGCTAATAAAAATGTGGTTTTCAATACTTGTGTTAACTATGAGTTGTTTACCTTTAATCTCTTTAATATTTTCATATCTATCTTTTAAAGGTTTAATTATAAAGTTATATAAACTTTTCATTAATACTTTAAATCGAACTCAACAGATACAGCCATATTTTTATTAAATTTTTTCCAAGGTAAAACCTCGTCATTTTTTTGAATAAAAATATTATAAGACTGATCTTCATCTACAAATATAATATCAATAATAGTATGCCCGCCATAAACCTCTTGACCAACAGAATAATGCATTGCGTCATTCTTGTAGTCAGAACCTATGCTTATTTTTCTTATTTTATTTTGCATCACTTGATTCAATAGCTTTTATTGATCCAGTTTGCAAGTCTATATTTACAGATCCGTACTTCTTTTCTAATTCTGATTTTAATGCTTCCATTTTACCATTTTCAGACTCTATGTTTTTAGAAATTATATATTTAGAAAAATCTAATTTACCAATTTCATTCAACATCTTAGATAAACTGTCTTGAAGTTCTTTAATGCTTTCTAGTTCTTTTTTTGTTACTTTTTTTGCTTTTGCCATTGTATTTAATTTAATATAATTTAATTGTTATTGTTGTACTTATATAATTACTTATATAAACACTTATTTACTTTATTTTGTAGTTATGATGAGTATTCTATAAACCATTTATACTTGTAAACTTTTGTTTTAGCATTAGCGCTTGGAAACATACCAAATGTTGTAAACGCTTGAGAATTCATTGTTTCATTATTTCCAGCTATTGGATTTGCCACTGCTTGATTTCCCAATATTCTCCATAAAGGGTAACCATAAGACGCTTCTTCCATGTATAATGTTCCTATGTCTCCAACCTCTCCTGTGTAAGCTGGACCGACGGTTATTTCCTGAACGTAATTTCCAGGACTAGCTTGAGTACCACTAAACTGAGCTGTAAATCTTTGACCACTACTTGTACCTTGTATACTACTGCTATTTAATAGACCATATCCTTGCATCCAAGCTCCTTGAATGCTTCCTGTTGCAATGTCAGCCCACCTAATGTTAGTATAACATTTAAATTTTACCGCAGTAGCAGAAAAGTTATACGTGTTCCATGTTCCTGTAGTTGTTATACCGTTTGAATAACCAAGACCAGCGCTTGCAAAGTTAGATCCCCCTTGGCCAGCATTAAAGTCATCTGAAGCAGCTCCTTGAGTATGGCTTATACTCATTTCTTGATATTCAATTTGATTTGTAGCTGGTGGACTCCATACCCAAGCACCTGGTGTAGGATTTTCAACACAGTAAAATGTATAAGACTTACCATCGTTAGGTATTGAAGCTTGTCCATCAACAACATAATTAATCTTTCCGCCAGTGGTAGAAGGAAAAACTGAAATAGGCATTAAAGAGTTATTAATAAAAGTAACTTGCTGACCAGTTACTGGGTCAGGAAGTCTTGTGGCAAGATTAGCTGTTGCAGCAGTTGTTATAACGTTAACACCATATGAAGCTCTAGAAGTAGAAGAAGCAGTAGTACCTTCAAGTGTTAAAGCTGTTACAGCCTCTCCCATTACTCCCCACTCAACGTTACCTTCAACGTCTTTTGCTTTTAAAAAGCTACCTTTAACAGGTGCTGTCGCAGCTCCAATACTATGTAAATCTATTTGAATCTCTTTTTTTGATCTAAGTCTTACAGCAGCTGCAGCCCCACCGCCGTTTGAAGATATTAATATAGAACCTTCATTACCAGAGTTAACATTAGTTTTTAATTCTATAGAACTTGGTTTACTTGCTCCATTTCCATAACTATAAGTTCCATCAATGGTAACTCCACTTGCTTTAAATGTTGCCAAAGATTTACCTTCTATCAGCATGTTGGTATAATACGTTTTAATACCGCTTGATGTTAGCTCCGTTCTATGAACGCTATCTGTAGGTGATCCAGTTGATGGTATATCACCGCTAGTATTGTAAACAACAAGATTCTTAGAGCTGTTTAAAGGATCTCCAGTTATTTTAACGGTGTTAAATACGTTTGGAGTTCCTGACTCTACATAGCCAACAAGCCCTTTAACATTACCTAAATCTAATTCAGTTGTTAAATCTGATATTCTTACGTCTGCCATAATTTCTTTTAATTTTTTATTTTAAACTGGGTTTGGAGCTTCTGCTCTCTCTAATAATGCATCATAAGGGTAAGCAAATTTAAGTCTTCTGCCATCCTCGTGTAATAAGTAATACGTTTCATTTTGATTAGTATTTCTATCTCCTTGATGAGGAATTGTATAACCTATACCTAACCACATATTAATAAAGTGCTACTAGTTCTCCTTCTGCCAATTGACCGCCAACGCTTTTTACAGCCCTAACTAGTATTGGTATAAATTGTCCAGCTTTTAAGTTTTTGAAAATGCAATCACTGCCTGTTTCCATTGTTACACTTAATGTTGCTATGTCTTTACCTACATACAAACACACGCCGTTTCCAGAAACTTCAACTCCTGGTATTACATCACCAAAAACGTAATTAGCAGTTGCGCCTGAAGTTATTAAAGATAATGCGTCATGAGCAAATACTCTTGGGTTGCTTTGGAAATTTCCTGTTACTCCTCTTGCCATTTTTATTTATTTATTTTTGTTATTTTTTCAGCACCACGACTTCCGAAGTATGCTACATATACTGTTACCAGTAAAGTTTTTAATAAGTTTATCCATGATTCATCTACGTCAAACTGTAAGTGAAATGAATCTACAGCCATCATGAAAACTGCAGATACTGTTAAAAATACTAAAGCTAAAGGTCTAGTGTTTTTACTAAGCCATGAGTCACTTTTCATATCGCTTCTCCACCTGCTAGACACTTCTTTCATTTCAGCTATATCTTGTTCTATAAGCTTCATAGCATGTTCTTTGTCAACGGCTTTAATCTTAGTATCACTTGATATTAAGTTTTTTACCACTCCAAGTGTTCCCTGATTAGGCAGTACATCGCCTAACGCTTGTAATACTTTAGGAGCTTTGCTAGCTAAAAAAGCACCTACTTTAGTTTCTTTAAATGTTTTCTTTTCCATTACTTTTTATATCTAGAACTTCCACAGTTTCTCAACATAGGGGCTTTGCCTGGTTCTTGTGCGTAAGTAATAGGCGGTGTTTTTGATTTGTTAGCTATAATAGCATTTTGAAAACCTTTATTCATATCTGTTTCAGGATTCATAGCTTCAGTCTCTAAAGCCGAATTAAAGTTTATTCCTGATTTATCTTTATTGTAATTCATAATTTATTTTTTAAGTAGTTTCGTTTCTGTATGCTTCTGCTTCCCATGGTAGGTTCTTAGCACCTTCTTTCATTTCAGATCTAGAATATTCTTTTCCTTTCCATATAACAGCATCGTCAGTATATGTCAAATCTCCTCTATCGATTTGATCTAAATGTATTTTTTCGTGATCGCAAACTTTTTTTATTAACTTAGGATCTGTAACCTCACAGTTTAAATTTATACTTCCAGCTTTATTAGCTCTTCCTAATACTTCTTCAGTTTCTTTTGTTAAGTAAACTGGGGTATTGTCTATTTCGTAAGGTGCTTTTATTTTAAATCCCATATATTAACATTTCCACCTACGTCTAGCAGCTTTACCTCTTTCACCGGTCCAGCCTTTTGATCTAGCGCAAAATGATTTTCTTCTTTTAGCAGCTTTACTACCTGGTTTAACTTTTCCAGTTACAGCCGTCTTAAGCTTGCTGCCTGGGTTTTTTCTTCTATACTCTTTAACTCCCTTAGAAGTCATTCCAGCACCTTCTTCTTTAGTTCTAAAATTTCTACCTTTACCTTTGGTTGTTTTTCTTATTTTACCTTTTTTAGCAAAAGGACTACCTGGTTGAGTATACATTGTTATTTTATTTTAACACAGTTGTTAACCATTTTTGGTTTACCACTTTTGGTTTTTTTACCACTAGGTGATTTCTTCTTGCCTTTAGCCACATATCCAGGCCAACAAGAGTTTTTTGCTCTTTGAAACGGACTTTCATTCATAATTATAATTTTCTACCTTTTTTATCTACTTTAACTTCTTTTACTATAATTCTAGTACTAGGCTTTTTGTTTTGTAATTCTTCTAGTTGTCTATTAAGATCTTCTAATCTAGCATCGGCTTCAGTACCATCTTTAATCATGCTAGAAGTTATACTAACCTCTTCTTTTATTATATCTTGAGTTTGTTCAAGCATCTCCACTTGATCTTTTAGCTGCATAATCATTTTTTCATTCCACTGCTCTTTTAACTCATACTCTAAACGAGTTACCTCTACCGGTGGTAATGTTTTAGCTAAACGTATATCTTCTTGCAAAGTATAATACATGCCAACTAAAGTAGTTGTTAGCATTATTATTCCAATTACAGTTTTTAAATCTATTTTAAATTCAGTTGATTCAGAGATTTTCATATTCTTTAGTAGCGTCAAATGATGGGCATGCTTTATTAGCAAACTCATTGTGTGAATAAATAGTAGCAAGCGGAAACATCGCCATTAGTGTTTTAAGGACATGTAACAAGCTTTCTTTTTGTTCTGGTGTTCTTGTATCCTTAGGTGTCTTACCATCAGTCTCTACGCCGCCACAATAACATACCCCTATAGAATTTCTATTGTGATTCTTGCAATGAGCCCCTGATCGATCTATATCTCTTCCTTTCCATATTTTACCATTTATATCAATGTAAAAATGATAACCTATGTCAGACCAACCACGTCCTTCAACGTGCCATTTTTTTATAGTATCTACTGTTATGTCTTGTCCTTCTCTAGTTGCAGAACAATGTATTATAATTTCGCTTATACTTCTCATTTTCTTTTATTCATTAAGTACCACTTGTTAGCTGTGTAGCCAAGCGTCGTTAACAATAGCATTATAGATAATATAGGTTCTAGCCATCCAAGACCAACAACCGTAGCTGATGTTATATTTAAACAATACAGCTTTATATCTTCTAAGCCCATTATTTAACTCTCTGAGCGTTCAAAGCTGCATTACCTTTGTAGGTAGGAGCTTCTATCTTAAAGCCAGCGGTTACACCTAAGTGAACCATTTTTTTGTTTTCAGGTATACTGCATGAGCAAGAGTGGTCACATCCACAATCTTTTTTCATACCTGCAGGTTGTTGTATTTCTCCGTAACTTGGCATAACTATTTATTTATTTATTTATAATTTTTAACGCATCCGGTTTTTTTAAGCGGATTACTTTTTGAAGATACTACTTCTTTTGACTCACCATTTATACTTCCTTGATATGTTAGTCCAGAACCAGCACCACCACCTAATGTACTAATATCATAGGTGTTTTTTTCTACTGCTTCTTTTAATTCTGTTAAATCAGGTGCCTCACCTGTTTCACCTTCAGCGCTTTCAGCAGCCATATCTTGAGTTTCAAACACATCTTGACCAAGAACAGAGTTAGCACTTGTTTTTAGAGCATTACCAGCTCTAGCTTTAAAACCTTGTCCTTTTAAATCTTTATCTGCAAAACCTTTTACAAGTCCGACTCCGGCTTGTAAAGCTTTCCCTAGAAATGCAATTTTAGCTGGTGAATCTTCACTTACTTGATTGTATCTACCTGGCGAAGGTAATTTTTTCATGTTATATGACATATCTTATGATTTAAATAAAGGGTTTTTACCATTATCTAACAAACCTGTACCTTTTCCACCACGAGCTTTTTTAGTTTTTACTTTAGGTTTTTTAACTTTTTTAGGTTTATTATTTTTATCTTTTATTTTATTCTCTTTTATAATTGGCTTTTCAACTTTTCTTTTAGTTGACTTACTAAGTCCGGAAGACGATGATTGAGGCGATGATTTAGTTTTAGTTTTAGTTTTAGTTTTATAAATTTTATTAATTTTATCAACAGCTTCTTCTGTTGTTATTTTCCCTTTCTTTTTCTTAGCTATAACTTTATCACTTTTCTTTTGAGCTTTTTCATAATTATATTTATCCTGCGTGGTTTTGCCATTTATAGTGGCAGCGTAATTTCTATTTGCCACATCTCTATCCACTTTAACGTCCTTAACGTTACTTGTGCTTGCTTTAGTATTTGAGTTAATAGATGGTTTTACAGCTTTAGCATTAAGTTTTTTGCTAGGATCAAGAGGTGAATTAGCTAATTTGTTTTCAGCAGCGTTAACATCTTGCATTTTAATATCCTTAACATTGCTCGTATTTCCTTTTATGTTTGAATCTATTTTTGCAGAACCAGATAAAGGTTTAGATCTATTAGTATGCAATGCAGCGTTCTTCATATCTGGACCATTTCCAAGTGTACTACTAGAATTAACATCTGTTTTTCTAGTTTTATTTAAACCCGCTTTAAGTCTAGTGTTGTTTATTATGTTAGTATAATGATTATAACCAGCTTCATCTCCTTCTTTTAAGCTAGCTTCTGCATATTTTTTCATTTCATTTAAACCAGCTTTACTCCATGCAGTTTTAGCATTAGGATTACCAAAAGACTCAGCAGGTCTATAACTCATATCTGTAGGTATGTCAGATTTTTTATTTAAATCAGCTTTAACACCACCTGTTACAGCTGGCTTTTCAACTTTAGGCTTATTAAAAGGGTTAGTATAAGTTACATCAGTTGGGCCACCTTCTTTGGGTCTATCTCTAACCCAAAGATTATCGTTTCTTTTAACATACTTTCCTCTTTTATTCTTTTCCCAATAATGCTTATTATGCATACTACCAAGACGAGTTTCATTACCTATAACTGGCTTTTTAGAACCCTCACTTTGTTTAATAGCATTTTCAGCTGTATTAGAATTACTTTTGGACCCGCTAGGATTAGCAACAACATTTCCAGTGCTAGGATTTACTTTTGAAGTTTTATTTTCTTCTGCTTGAGCTAGTGAAGTTTCAGACTCTGTAGTTGATATTTCCATACCATTTATTTTTCCAGTTGCGGTTACAGCATTCTCAGTTGTAGGAGCTTTTCCACTTACAGGATCTGAACTAGAACCAGCTACAACTGTTGGAGTTCCTCCAACTGCATCGTACTTTTCAGTATCTTTTAAACTAACACCTTTAACACTACTAGAAACAGTTACGCTATCATCTTCTTTGTCTTTTTTAAAAGGTGATACCATAGCGAAAGGCGGTTGTGAGTTTTGTAAATGGCTGAAGTCACCTCCTGATTGGTCAGCATAAAAATCTTTTTGTTCAGCAGTCTCTTGAGTATTATTTTTTTGTTTATTAGAAAACTTTGAAACTAATTTTTTTACAATTTCACCTTTTCCACCTGCACCACCTGCACCACCTGCACCACCTGCACCAGCTTTAGCTACAACACCTTTTATAGCAGGCAAAGCTTTAGCTACCAGCGCTCCTATAGCAGGAAGAGCTTTAACTGGGGCTGGTTTACTTTTTTGATACCTGTTATGTTTACTTAATCTAGACATATCCTCTTGTTTTATCTTTATTTAAATAGTCAATTGACTTGGATATTACCTTATGGTTATATTTATTACCCTTGTCAATCTTCCCTTTTATTATGTCTTCTTCACCTAACATAATACGATACATTTTACTTATCAGCTGTTTACACTTTAAGGAAACTTTATATATATGATATTTTTGGGTTGTGCGATTTCTTTCTCTCCACACTATAATCCACCCTTGTTTCAATAATCTGTTCCAGCGTCTATTATCCCAGCTGAATGAGTATGTACCTTTTTTAAAATCATCTTTTGTAAAATGCTGAATAGAGTCTAAATAAATTAGCAGCTCTAAATCAGCGTCGTTTAAATCATTGTTTTTGCAAGCCCACTTTCTTATAATCCTGTAGTGTTTTAATAAACCTATTTCTTTTAAATCTGAAGAGGTTATTTTCAAAGTACTGGTTTTTCAATTTTATCTCCTCCTGGTATTTTTCTCGATGTCTTTTTACCTGATGCGCTCACGACACCTTCCCCAATACCAAAAGGTTCGTTTGGCATATCATTTGTCAGATCGCCTTGCTTTCTGCGTGATGGCTCAGAATTAGCACCTTCGGTTTGTTTTCTTGTTTTAGGTTTTGAAGGCTTACTTGTAGTTGTAGTTGTATTTGAAGTAGTAGAAGAGTTATCCACCTGATGTACAGAGTTGTCAGTAGAGATATTGATTCCCATTTTAGGCTTATCTCTCATTATTTGAATATCCATAGCTCTTGAAGTATTTTTATCAGCTACGCTTTCATGACCTTCAATTTGAGCAACTGTATTTCTAGTATCAGCTTTAATAAGCTTTCTGTTCATTTTGTTAGCAAACGATCTTTCCCTAGCATTACTAACAGTGTTAAAGAAATTTCCTATTTTCTCTTTTCTATTTTGCTTTAACATGTTTCTTTCATCAGCAGCTGAACCATCTCGCTCATTTACTTCTATACCTTTTTTCTTTAGCTTATTTTGCTTCTTTATTTCTCTAGCAGCTTCTTTTTCTTCAAATGATTTTTTCTTTCCAAAATATCCCATATCTTAAATTATTACAACAATGTCTGTTTCTTTTATTACTTTGTATTTTTCTTTATTTATTTCAATATTAAACCCAGCTGCTTTGTCATAATAAACTTCATCATCTTTGTTTAATAATTTAACATCAGAGCCAGGTTCTACAACCTTAGCTCTTCTGTATCTAATATCTTCTCTTTGCTTCTCAGCCAAGATCAAACCTCCTTTTGTAGTCATATCAGTTTCTTTGATAGGATCTATAACTATATACTTACCTACTGCTTTCATGCTCTAATGTTGTTAATAACACAATCAGTTGACAGTATAGTTGTAGCTACTGAAGCTGCATTTTGTAAAGCACTTTTTGTAACTAACATTGGGTCTATTATACCAGCCTTTATCATATCTACAGGTTCACCTGTAACTACGTTAATACCTTCTCCGTCACTTAGTTTTTTTAACTCATCAATACCAGCATTTTTAAGTATTAATTCATAAGGTTTTCTTATTGCTGAGTACAGCACTTCTTCACCTATGCATGTTGGTTTTAAATTAAAACTAGCATTTAATAAAGCAACTCCACCACCACAAACTATTCCTTCTTTAATAGCTGCTTTTGTAGCACAAATTGCATCTTCAACTCTATCTAGTTTTTCTTTTAGTTCTATTTCAGAATTAGCACCTACTTTAACTGTAGCTACTTTAGCTTTTAATTTTGCTAATCTTTTTTCTAATCTAACTAAAATATTAGGGTTTTTAGTTTCTTTAATTTGCTTTTCAAGTAAAACAACTGTTTCTTTAACTTTGTTGTTATTTGAAAGATCAACTTGTAATATAGTTTCTTCATTATTAGTAACGGATTTAATGCACGTGCCTAGATGTTCTTCTTGGATAATATCCATATCGTCACCAAGGTTCTCGTTAATAAGTGTAGCGCCAGTAACAGCACATAGATCGCTTAACACGTCTTTCTTGCTGATTCCATATATTGGCGCATCTACGATATTGACCTTTATATTACCCTTCTTTTTATTCATGGCCAACGCGGAAACTACTTGTGGGTCAACATCTGCAATGATAAGAAGACTCTTACCATTTTTTATAATAAATTCAAGGATTGACTGAATCTTCCGCACGTTGGGTATTACTGATTCAACGATTAGAACCAACGGATTTTCAAGTTCAGCCGTTCCTTTTTCTAGATTGGTAATAAAATGGTTGTTCTTTAATGCTTGGTCATATTGAACACCCTCTATTAATTCTACGACAGTTTCAGGTTGTTCGTTTGTTTCCATCATAACAACACCGGTTTCGTCCACTAACCTAAATGCTTCTCCTATAACCTTGCCTAGCTTCTTATCATTATTAGCTGATATAGTAGCTACTTGGTCTATTTTTTTTCCTTTTACTTTTTTGCTATTTTTAGCTAAATACTTTACAACGTTTTCGACGCCAGAATTTATACCATTTCTCATGGTTCTTTGATCATCTAATAACGAATGTTCTGTAGCTTGGTCTAAAATAGCTTTTGCTAACACTGTTGCTGTAGTTGTACCGTCACCAGCATCTGATACTGTACGTTGCGCAGCTTGTTTAATAAGTGTAGCTCCAATATTTTCTAATGGATCTCTCAATGTGATGCTATTAGCAACTGTTACTCCATCTTTTGTTATTTGTGGTGCGCCATTGCCATCTTCTAGTATAACACATTTTCCACTTGCTCCTAGTGTTGATCCTACTGCATTAGTAAGTTTTTCAACACCAGTTAAGATCTGACTTCTAGCAGTATCGCCAAAAGCCAGCTCTTTAACTAACTTTAATTCTTGCATTTAATATAATTTGATATGATTGATTTTGAATATTTTACTCGAAGGTTTTAACTACTTTCGGTCCTTTGGTAAACTCTAGCTTTTTAGCATAATGTTCAATAGAAGCATCTATTGCTTGTTCTGCTCCAGCTATTGTTTCTCTTCTGGTAACATCGATCCAATCTTCTGAATCGATAGATTTATATTCGGTTTGTAAAAATCCATTTGGTAATTGAACTATCCTCCAGTTTTTCTTCTGTGAAATATGTTTCCAATAATTAATGGTTTCTTCGTTTGGTTGTGGTGCACTATTCCACGTGTTAGTACGGGTATATAAAAACGTCATTGTATTTGGTTTTAAGTTAAACGTTGGTTATTTATTAGTATCACTTGTAAAAGTGATTTTCTACATTTTATCCTGCAGTAGCGTAGTCATTATAAGCGTAAGCCATTAAACCAGGTCCTGCAGCGACAAACTCGTATAGTTGAAAATATGCTGAACCAGCTGTTCCCATAGGTGTGCTTGTTGATGAATCAGGCCAATAAACATTACTTCCAAAATTAAAAGTACCATTACTGTTATTTCTTTTTACTATAACACTGTATCTAGCACCAGATTTAACGTTGGTAGTGCAATTTATAACTATATTTCCTGACGTATGTGTCAATAACACTTCTTGAACATTCCCATCTTTCCAATCAATAGTAAAAGTTGCATTTTTATTTGGTATACTATTTTTTATTGAGTATAATTGGTTGTTGGTAGAAAGCGGGCCAGTTAAAGCTAAACCATTTGTTTGTTCCATTGTTATAGAACTACTACCTGTGAACTTTAAGTTGTAATTACCACTTGCAAACGTTCTATTTCCAGTTGAGGTGAGATTATTAGTAGCTAAATTAGTATCATTACCGGAAGATACAGTTTGCCACGTTCCGTCTTTTCTTAAAAATGAGTTACCATGAGTAGAGCTACCTGCTAAAACTAAACCAGCAGCGTAACTGTTTCCACTACCCATAATATCATAAGTAGTGTCAGACCAGGGTACATCTACAAAAGCCTTTTCGTTGTCTAATTCTAAAGCATATTTTTTACTAGCAGTAGTGTATCCAATTTGTATACCTCCTCTTGTTCCACTAGCTGCTAAAGGTACTGAGCTACCTGAAGGAGTAGCTATCCATGATAAAGCACCTGATCCATTTGACTCAAGTATTTGGTTGGCTACGTTAGGTAAAGTTTTTGGTAATTTTAAAGTATAAGGAACAGCAGCATCATGATCTGGACCTTCTATTGTTACAGCATGAGGTGTAGTTTGATCTTTACAAAATATTTTTAATTTTCCAGCATTTGTACCATCTCCTTTTATCGATACGGTGTTTTCTACTGATAATTCCTTAGATGAAAAAGTAAATTCGTCAGAACCACTAAGACCATTATTTAGTTTAAATTGAACATAATAATCAGATCCAACGGGCGTAATACCAGCTTGAGTAGCCCAAGTGTTGTCACCTCTTAAAAATTGAGTTTGTTTAACTGCGACATCGCTACTTAATCCAGTGGCTGACAAATCTATAGTTCCCATTGTGACTGCTCCAGCTGCAGTGGAGTTTTCTGTTCCTGCAGATACAAAAGTACCATTAGTATTAGTAAAGGTAGATACGCCACCACTACTAGCCATCCACTTTGCGTTACCGTTAGAATCTTTAGTTAATACATGTCCAACTGTAGCCGCACTAATAGCAGTTAGATCATCTATGGCTTCTTGAGCAGTTGTTTTACCTGTACCACCGTTAGCTACATTTAACGTGCCTGACAGGGTTACAACGCCAACAGTGTTGTTTGAAGGTAGTAATCCAGTTGTTCCTGCTGAAAAACTAGCAACGTCTCCACTAGCGCCTGGCAAATCACCAATTGTTATTTGTTTAGTTTCTAATTCTTCTGACTCAGAGTCTGTTATCAGTAACTGATCGCCACTTACAACATTCGCCTTTATTGGATAATTATGTATTATTGCCATTTTTATATTTTGTTTTTTTGAATTTTTTTATCTCATTTTTGTTACCCGGATAATACTCGTTAGTTATTAAAGAGTATTTAGGTAGATCATATGTTTCACCAAACTGTGCCCAAGTATTAGTTTTTATTTTTGATGCTAAATGAAATGTTATATCCATAATAAACCAATTACCAAGTTCGTTTTCTGGATTATATATACCATTTACATAGCTAGTAATTTCAGCTGGCTGCAACTGGCAACATGGACATCTTTTTATTTCGTTAACATAAATACCTACGTCAATGTCAGACTTAGCAGTGAAATCACTACTAACTCTACTTCCGTATACAACTATGTCTACGTACTCTTTATTTCCTAATACTTCTAATATTCTATTTAGTAGTTTAGCTTTGTCTTGGTCGTTCCAGTCTTGTATTAACATCATGTAGAAATCCCTGTTACAATACCGTCTTTAATAGTAAATGTTAAAGATGCGGAGTTGTTTCCATTTCTAACCGTAAAGGTAGATGTTACACCAGTTGAATTATCAGAAGAGTTGTATTTAGCTCTTATTGTTCCTTGCCCAACACTCGTTCCATTGTCAACTGTGCATGTAGTTCCATTTATAACTATTGATGGAGATGAATCATTTGCTGGTCCTCTTAATTTTAAAGATCCAGTCCCTGCTCCTACCAAAGTGTTAGTACCATCAAATATCATAGCGTATTCTAGACCTGACATATTTTTTGTACCTATGAAACCATAAGAACTAGAATGTGCCCAAGTACCTATTTCCACACCACCATCAGGTCCTGGAAACCTTGTATTTTCACTAAAAGTTTTAGTTCCAGCTATTGTTTGATTTGTTGTTGTAAGTACCGCACCTGAAAGTGAAGTTAAATAACCAGCTCCATTATCTAACTCGCTGTTATCTGTAGGTATTGTAGCGCTACTAAAAGCGTTAGTTCCTAAATCTTTTTTTACAACAGCTCCAGACTCTTCAAATAAAGCGCTTACTGTTTCTGACGATGCTGTTGCAATACTGCTTAATGTTAAAGTATTAACATAAGAACCTGTTGAATAAATATCACCCCATGGTCTAGTAGAACTACCTAAATCTAATTTATTAGTATTTGTACCTATACTAGCTAAAGAAGTACCATTTACTCTAATACCATCATAATTATTACCATTAACATATATTTGACCATCTTCGTCAAAATACAAACCATTGCCAGTTGCATCACTTCTAATATGAAGTTTTGCGGTAGATGCTCTAGATGCAATTGTTAATGTTGGATCACCATTAGAGTAGCTAAATATAAGTCTACCTTGTTGATCTTTGTCTGGTTCATTAATTGTAAATGCATTACCACTATCTAAGTTTATAGTAGTACCTCCATTTATTGTTACGTCTGATAAAAAGCTTATTGCCATTTGATTTGATTTAATTATTAATAAAGTGGCGCTGGATTAACAACGCCACTATAGTTTTTGTTTTATAAATTAAGAGTCAACTTCAACTTTTTGAACAGCTAGTTCATAAGTGTCGTAACTAGCGACAGCCTCAGCGAATTTAACTTTTACTGTACTTGCAGTATCAGCACTCATTTCAGCCATAACTATTGTACCAGTGGAAGCTTCAAATAGGTTCATAACTAATTGTTTAGAACTTAAACTATGCTCGAATGATAAAGTAGTGGAGTTTATACCTGAAGTTGCTTTACCATACCATTGTCTAGCTTTAATTTTAGCATCAACCTCAACATCAAAGTCACTAACCTGTGAGTGAGCAATAGATATATTTTGCTCACCTAAAGCAGTTATGATACCTTGCTTGTTTGCTGTAACATTAACAGTTTTACTAGCACTACCAGCTGTTTGAGTGCTTGAACCTAGTTGATCATCTAAAGAAACAGCTCCAGCATTTACAACAAAGTTAGCATCATTAAAGCTAGCTATACCTTTTGTAGTAGTAGTAGCATCATTAAGCTGTAAGTTACTTTGAACAGCAACCCAATTAGCTTGACTTCCACCTGAAGCATAAGCTGTCTTACAAACGATCAAATCACCAGCTTCTAATGTAACAGGGAAACTTGCAGAGTTACCAGCAACTGTAACAACATAAGTATCACCTACTTCAGCTGAACTTGGTAGAGCACCACTAGCGTCATAATTACCCTTAAAGTCCATTCCACTAGTAATGGCATTAGCAATAGCTGTATCCATTTGGCCTTTATTAACACCATCTGAATCTGCAGAACCAGTTTTAACGTCTAATAATGCGAAACCGCCAAAATCAACATCAGCTTCAGCATCACCAAGGTTATTTAAATGTATGTCTCCTACAAGAACCTTACCATAGTTAGATGTCTGACCTGCGCCACCTTTAGCAATTGCTAGGTAATCTTTTCCTGCATCAACTGTTGTTTTATCAGCTAATTCACTTAAGTCAACGTCAAATTGAAGTTCACCAGCTTGATCACCTGTTATATCTACTAAAGAACCAGCTACAAAATCAAGTGTATTATCTATAATATTTGCTACATCTTCTGTTCCATCAACATTTATTTTTAAAGTTCCCTTTGAAGTATCAGTCCATGGTACATTTACGTACATCTTCTCACCGGATAATTGTACAGCATAGTTTCTACCTGATGAAACATATCCAATTTGAACACCACCTCTTTCACCACTAGCTGCTAAAGGTAGTGTGTAAGTTGTATCTGTCCAAGGAACGTTAACGTATGCTTTATTACTACCATCAAGTTCTACAGCGTAGTTCTTTCCAGTATCAGTATAACCGATCTTAATACCACCTAAATCAGATGATGTTGCAGCGCTTAAGCTAAATGATTGGTCATTTAACGTTTTCCACGCTGACCCGTTGTAATATTTTAGATCAGTTCCATCTACAAATAATCTACCATTTGTCAAACTTGACGTTGGTAAAGTTCCAGTCTCGATAACGAGGCCGCTTATTGCATTTGAAGCTAAATCTAAATTTTGTAAAAATTTAATTGCCATTTTTTTTGTTTTTGTTTTTATTAGTTAAGATACGCAGTACCAGCAATAGCCTCGCTGAAAGTTAATTGTATTGCGTTTGCATTGGTAAATGTTAGTTCACCAAATATTTCTTCTCCTGCACTGCTTATAACAGTTACTGAAGGGTATTTACCTAGATTATGAGTTATACTCCAAACAGTGTTAGTTCCATTTGAATGTGTAAAAGTATCAGAAGTCACATTGACCACACCACTTACTAGCGATGCTTTAATATTACCAGTAAAGTTGATAACATCTGCATCAGACTTTATTTCAGTTCCACTATCTTCTACACTTATAGAACCTCCTCCTGATTTAGCTATTAAGTCACTATCAGTTATGCCGTCTTTAAACCAGTACTCTGTTAAAGTACTACCTACTACAAGAGCAACGGTAAGTCCTTTATATCTATAACTGGCATCTAAGTATGACGTAGCCGCAGACTTAGCTGCAGCTATATCAGCTCCCGAATAAGGCCCATACTTCGCATCCGCAGGGGCGGTTGTTTTAGCGAGTACGTTATCACTTAGATTTATAGCCATGTTATTAAGATTCTTTTATTTGAACATCATTAATTGTTGTAACTTTTTGAGCTACGTATACTTTATAGTTTTTAGTCCAATAACCATCTTCAGATGCAATTGATTTTACAGATCCTGCAGCAAACAAATCTGTTGAGTTACTACCTATGTTACCATTGTTAGTAGCGTCAACATACCATTTTGTTTTATTAGCAAATCCTTCAGGTATCGCAAACCAAACCCATTCACCTGAAGCACTAAAGCTCATTGATAGTGTTCCAGAAGCATTTTTTACTTGCTTACTGACATAAGTACCACCTTCGATCAATGCTTCAACTTGAGCAGCTGTTTGCTGAGAAGAAGACTTACCATAATAATAAGGCCAATATCCATATCTTGTAGAAACTGAAGATGTTACAGTTCTAGCTGATTGTGGAGAATTTACTCCTGTTCCTGCAGATCTTGTATCGTCAGTTCCTTTATTATCTTTTTTAGCTAAACCAGCACCAACTGTAGCTTTAGCTCTATATTGAAATACAGATCTAGTGCCAGTTGAAGGGGCTGGAACTTGATATGAGTCTTGAGTAACAGCAAGAGTTCTACCTGCGTTAGGATTGTTAGGGTTGTTAAAGCCAAACTGATCTGGAACATTTGTTGGAGTTGTAGCTGAACCAGCACCTGTAGCTAGGTTACTATAGCCAGCGCTATTTAAGTTAGCCTCGATTGTCACATTTGATATTGCACCTGCGTCATTTTTAACACCAGTTAAAGATGAGGTTGGAGAAATTGTTGAACCGATTTCTTGACTAGTAGCAAAACCACTTAAACTTAATGCTGATGTAGGTAGTGTATATGTAGGTAATTGAGTAGGAAATAATATAGTTTCCATCAATGTAACCATATTTAAATCTTTTAATGCGGATGCTTTAGTTCCAGAAGAAACCCCACCGACTGAAGTACCTACTTCTAGGTCATCATCTACAGCTGAGTTAAATGTTGTATCTATTGTAACACCATCTGTTCCAGCGACAGCTGTTGCTTTTACTCCGCTCACGAAGTCTATTTTATCTGTAGTAGCTTCAATTGTAGTACCGTCACTAGCAACTTCAAGATCACTGCCGCCACCTTGTGATTTTAGAACTAAATTAGAATCAGTTACACCGCCTTGAAACCAGTATTCAACAATATTGCTTGATCCAACGATCAAACCTACTGTTAAACCTTCATATCTATAAGAAGCTTGTAGGTAAGTTGTAGCTGCTGATTTTGCAGCTGCTAAGTCTGCTCCTGTATATGGTCCGTACTTAGCGTCACCCGGAGCTGTGGTTTTCGCTAATATGTTATCACTTAAATTTATTGCCATGACTTATGAAATTGTTGCGTTAGTTATTGTTGTTACTTTAGTGGCGATATATATTTTGTAATCTACCTCCCACAAATTATCTTTTGATTTTATTGTAAAGTTTGTTGGTAAAGGAAACAAATCATCAGACTGCTGTCCTATAGTACCATTGTTTAATGCCGTAGCATACCAAGCTGTTTTATTGGAAAATTTATTATAAGTTAAAAACCAGCACCATTCACCATCAGCATTGAAATTCATTGACAAGCTTCCAGAGCTATTAGCAACCACCTTGTTAACAGAAGAGTCTCCAGCTATTATTAAGTCTTTTATTTGCTGAGTTGTTAGTTGAGATGATGATTTACCGTAGAAGTATGGATAATACCCGGTAATTGTTCTGTTATTAGAACTTTTATTATTTTGAGCTGCTTGAGGAGCAGAGGAGCTGCCTACAGTAGGGGTTCTAGTATCATAAACACCCTTGTTATTTTTCAATGCTAGGCCAGACCCATAGTCACCTTCTCCAGAATATGTTGTAGTTGTGCTAGTAGCGTTGCCAGTTGGCGCAGGTACAATGTAACTACTAGTAACATATGACGTGCTATAAGTTTTATTAGGGTTATTGTCATTGTCGAAGCCAAATTGTTGAGGAAGCTCCGTTATGGTTGCAACAGTTGGAGAGGTTGTTTGTATTAATTGAGTAGAACCTCTTAGTATTTTTAATCTTGTAAACGCTCCTGCGTCTTTTTTAGTGCCTAAAAGCGTTAAAGTTGGATTAACAGTCGACCCTATCTCTTTTATTCCTGTAACCGTGCTTGATAAAACTAAAGTAGCTGGCTTATATTGCGGTAAAACAGTAGGAAACAGTAAAGTATCCCACATTTGCACTAAATTCATATCTTTTATTCCAGATACCTTAGTGCCAGCATCAAAACCGCCAATTGTAGAGGCCATTTCCGTGTCAGTGCCCAAGCTAGTGTTGTATACAGCATTTAAATCCGCTTGAGTTCCATCAACTCCAACAGATAATCCACTTTTAAAGTTTAATGAAGTAGCTTCTGCTATTTTTTGTACGTCATCTTCTTTAATAGATATGCTCCCACCACCACTTGTAGGGTCGATGTATGTTAATCCACTAGCGTCTGCGTTGACAGCTAGTAATTGATTAGCGTTTCCTATAGTAGCTAAGCCTGTTCCGCCTAAAGTAGTGGGAATTACATCATTAATGCTTATGTTGATGTCTCCAGTGGCTTTGTCTACCGCTAAAGGAGATGTAGCTGTGATCTTGTCTACTACATCAATGGCTTCTCTAACACTACTTATAGTTATTTTCTTAGTTTTTTTCTTATCTGCTGTATCACTAATGATCAGTAGGTCAGTTAAACTAGGTAACGCTTTAGTTTTATAAGTATATATTATAGCCATTATCTCTTTTTACGTTTAGTTTTTTTGCTTTCTCTTTTAGTTCCCTTACCATCATTACCTCTGTTGGCTTTTATGGATTCAAATCTTTCATCATCGTGATCGTAGTCTTTTCCCTTTAACCATGATATACCGTATTTTTTAATAGCTTCCCTTCTCTTCTTTTGATTCTCTGCCTTCTTCTTTCTTCTTGCAGGAGTCTTTGCCGCTGCTAGATCTCTTTTCTTTTTAGCAGCTCTTGCTTTAGCTGATAGTATACTCATGTTTTAAGTTTTAGTCTTATTTATACTATATCACAGAAAAACACTCGTTTTTACCCTATAGTACTAACATAAATAAATTATGGGTAGGGTGACATTAGCCCCTTACTAGGCTAGGTCTAAGACCCTATTGTCACACTGCTGTAAGATATATATAATATAAGTACTGTACCCCTAACCCCCTGATTGTCAACTAATTACAAATTGGTTTTTATATTGCCCAGTCCACTTAACCATTTGATTATCAACGATTTACAATAACCTTTTCCTTTCCTTCATCACAATAAATCTTAATTTGTCTACAACTATTTACCTTTTACTTATTATATACAGATTTAATACAAGATATATAAGATAATATATACGAATCTAAATTAAATAAACAATATGACTATCAATTTAAAATATAATAAACTCAATTCAATTCTAAATAACAATTCTGAAATACATTACATAATTGACTCAGACAATTTCTTCGACGAGAATAATATCAACATGTCTCAATTCAATAATAATAAATTTATATTATTTGAATACACAACTAACTGGCCTGAAACTATTCAACTATTAAAACAAAATAACATAAACTATTCTATTCATACTGACGAACTAGAATTACAATATATAATAATCTAATTAACTAATATATCACTCAATTATAATAAACATCTGATATTCAGGGTAAATTATAGAGAAGTCGCGTGTAGTACCTACTAACTAAAATAAACTAATAAACAAACATACACTCACACAAACTAAATACAAAACCACTCAGATAATATATATAACTAAAATAAAATATATACTATGACATTTAAAATAACTAACATAACATTAAAAACTTTTACATCAAATAATAAAAACTATAATAATATTAACTACACTATTTTTATTAAACAACTAAATCAAACAATTAATATTACTAAACAATATATTAACTTTAAAACTAAAAACTATTTAATTGACATAATTGACTCAATAAATAATCAAGACAATTTAAATAATCAACTAATAAACTTTATAAATAACAAATATTAAATACAAACTAAATACAAACAGCAACAGATAATATAAACGTAAACTAAATAACAAATAAATAAAATAAAATAAATATGAAAACTAATAACTTAACTACTAAAAGATTTGTAATCAGAAAATCATTACTTAATACTAATACAGTAATCACTTTCACTAACAAAAAAGATATAACATTCACTTATAATCACGATGAAATTTATACTAAGTTTCAAACTAAATTTGACGAAATGAATTGTTTTCAAAAGTATAAATCTTATACAAATAGTAATACTGTTCCAAAATTCTGCAGAGAATTAAGTACTCAGTCTTAAAACTAAAAGTCGACGTTGATAGTAATACTTTAACGACTATAAATAACACGAACATATTACTCAGCACAAACTAAATACTACAAAGTGTAGATAATAATATAAACTAAATAAATATAATAACTATGTCTTATAATCCAAACAATCCAAGTAATTGGTCGTGGTCAAAAGCTTTTGCAGAAATGGACAAAACTGTTCATGAAGCTGAAATGACTCAACAATGTATAAATCACATACTAGATTATCCTGGTGAAGCTAATGGTGTCTTTATGTCACTAAACAAAACTCAACAAGATGATGTTTACGAAATACTAAATGAAATACTATGAATAATTTAAATACTACAATAGACAAAGTAGCAATGTCAGAATTTGACACGCACTACTATCAACTTGGTGATAACGAGAAACAATGGTGTCACGATGAAATGATTAATAACAAGAAATGGTTAAAAAGAATATGAATAAAATAATACTAACAATTGGAATGGCTAGTTCGTTACTAGTCTTACCAGCAAAAAAAGATGGTACAATAGTAAACTCAGTAGAACAAAATAAATATCTACTAAGTGAAGCTTTAAATAATATCCAGAATATGAGAGAATGGATGCTAAGTGATATAGACAATGATAATATAACTACAGATCTAGGTGAATTTTATATTGAAAATCTTAATGAAGTTGAAGATATATTAATTGAAATTGCTAATACAAATTAAATACAATCACTAATAGATAATATAATCATGAAATATATACAAACAGATAACTTAACAGTTATAGATTACGGTGACGACACAGGTAAACTACTAATATATAATAGAACTAAATCACCTTACGGTTACAACCCAAGAAATCTTATTGTATCTTTATTTGGCAGACCACTAAAAGAAATTACGTACAACTATGTACAAAAACAAGTAGACAAAGTCTATTCTACTTTTAACTATAACGAAATAGACGAACTAATAAATAAAATAAATAATGAAAATAAATAATATAGCTCCAATAGTATTCGGAATACTAATGATAACACTAATAGCACTTGCAACATCTTGTACAACTCAAGAAAAAATGGTAGGTAATTATTATAATCACTCTAAATATTGTCCAGCTTATAACTAATATGAAACTAACTAACGAAGAAAAAGACGAAATTACTTGGAAAGTAGTTGACTCACTATATGAAAAATTAGCTAACGAGCTAGAATATGAACTACAAGAACATGAAAACTTTCCAGAAACTAATGATGCTTATATGGATTTATTCAATGAAATGACTATAAAAATAGTAAAGTATATGAGAAGTGAGCTGTTCTCTCCAGGAACAAGTGAGGATTTAGAACTTTATAAAAGATAAAATATGACAGAACAACAAGCAATTGAAGCAATCGCTAATGATATACAGGATGGTATCTACGGTTGGACACAGAAATGTGGAACAGAGTGGCAGAAGTGGACATACTCACTAAATCTAGCTAGAAAAATATATGAAGGTGAATTAATAATAGATTTAAGTATAGACAATGAATAGAGATAGAGAATGGGATTTTATGGAAGAGCATAGAGAAGAAGAAAAGTCTTTGCTAGCAACAGTAGGAATAGTAGTCAGAGAACTAACTATAAAGTGTCCTAATGATCAAGAACTAGGTAAAGAAGTAAGAGAACTAATTAAAAAATACAAATTAAATACAAATACTAACAGATAATATATATATGAAAACAATTAAATTTTACGCAAGTAACAGATCACTAATCAGATTAGATGGCAAATTACTAAAAGGTTACACTATAGATAGTATACCAGACGAATATACAAGCTGGTTCAACTACAAAGGCTTAACTTACATAACAAGTTGACAAACAACTGACGAATTATAGCTCATACTTAACCTGTATGGGCTTTTCGTGGTATGAAATGTAACCACAATATTCCACAAGCAAGATTAGATCTTGGCTATACTGAGTGTGTTGATTGCTCAACAGTAGAAAAACTCGGTTGTATCGACACTATTCATCACAAAACAGGCAACACTATTCAAGTAATGTCACGTGAAGATGCAGACAAAGCTAGTAAGCTCACTCAAAGAGCAGGCTTTGGCATACTAAGATCCATGGCAGGTGGTTCAAGTCAACGTAAACCTAAGTATAAATACGATGGATGCTCAACTACTTATGTAGGTAACGACAATATGTTCGAGCAAGTAGGTAAAACTTACATCGATTTCTTAGATGTTGACAAAGAAATTGCAGAGCGCTATCTCGATCGAGCGCTAAACAATCTAGAAATATCTCAATTACAATATAATAAGATAAAACTACTTTGTAACAGACTAAATACGATCACTATTAGATAATATATTAAATAATATATGAATAAAATAACAAAACAACTCGAAAACTTGTATTCTTGGACAAAATTCTATCAAGATCGAGGTAATAAAGAAGCAATTAGAAAGTGTCAAACTGAAATAGCCCAGTTGAAAATGGCTTTTAACCAACTAAAATCTAACAAAAATGGCAAAAAATAGAACGCTAAACGAAATTAGACAATCAAAAGAGTATCAACAAGCTGTTGAACTAAGTGATCAAGGCGGTAAGTATACTGTTCCAAGTAAAGGCCACGCTGCTGTAGCTTTAAAAGAATTAAAAGGTGAAAACTTTTATGAAAATCCTTTTTCTCATGCAGATGTAGACGAAACTGTTGAAACAATAGTAGAAAAGCTAGATGGTCACATGTATGACTTAATATTTCAAGCAGTTTGTGATGAAATGAATAATCACTATGTATTTGACTCAACAGAATACTTAACTCAAGCAGGTTTAGAACTATTTGAAGACGAATGGTTCGAGTTTTATCATGAAAATCATGGTAGAATAATTAATAAACTACTAAAAAACTTAAAATAATGAAGAAATTTAACGGAATGGAGTCAAATCTTATTATAGATGCGCTACAATTTTATGTAGCTCAAGTAGAAAAAGATATATTAGAATTAGAAAAAGAAGGTAAAACATCTATATTTGCACCTGGTTTTTATACTATGATCTCAAAAGACTTGAAAGATAAAGTAAAATCTATGACTAAAAAAGCAAAAATATGAATTACGCTATATTTGACATGGATGATACTCTATGCACTTTAGAGCATCGTAGAAACAAAGCGATGGAATCAGGTAGCATGAATTTTAATATATTATTTGATCCTAAGCTAGTTGAATACGACTTACCTGAAGATCATGTAGTAGATTTAGCTCAAACACTAAAAATGTTTAATACTAAAATAATAGTAATGACAGCTAGGCCATATTATATGGATATAGCTACACGTAAGTGGTTGGTTAAGAACAACATACCTTTTGATCAATTAATAACTAAAGAAAAAAATAAAGTATTTCAAAAGTCTAGCTTATGGAAAGAGTCTAAATTACAAGAGCTATTAGAAGATATTAGTATTGAACAAATAGTTTTATCTATTGATGACAATATGGATAATCAAGCTATGTTTGAATCTTATGGAATACCAATTTTTAATCCACTATTACAATAATTACAAACAAAATACAAACACTATAAGATAATATAAATATGATATACGACAGACTTAAACCACATATCAAAGCCAATATGAAAGAAAATGCTAAAGAGTATAAAACTGTAAACTGGCTACTTGATACACTAAAACAAAAACACAGTTATTCTGACTTAACTATCGACGAAATAAGATCTATATGTACATTTGGCGATGTATGGTATCACGATCTAACTCAAAGAGACATTATATGGGGTGATTGGCTAACAAATAAATAAAATGACAGAAGAAAAACTAGCAATAGAAACACTCACTGCACTAGGTTGCAAAGATGTTACAACAAATAGACAAAAGAAAAACGGTACAACTTGTTTTGAATTACCTACAGGTGACATTGTTTCTGAACATAAAACGGGTTATATTAGAAAATATATGACTTGGAAAGGTAAGAAAATAACCTGTTATCAACTAAATCCACAATACAAAACTCCATATAAAATGATTTGGTCAAATGGCGAGCTGTATGAAGGAACTCATAACAGAAGAATGTTGATATTTAATAGAGCTGAAAGACTAAAAAGACTTGTATTATATACTATTAAGCAAATAAATCAAGCTAATGGATAATGACAAAAGAGACTTAGCGCTAATAATGGCAGTTTTAGCGCTAATGCTATACACAATTTTACTAACTGTCTCAATATTAAATTAAATTAACTAACATGGAACAAAAAGAACCAACACAAGAAAAAATAATAGAAGCTGTAAAAAAGTATTACGGCTTAAAAATAGATGAAAACGCTTATATGAACGCAGACGTATATGCATACGAAGAAACAACCGCAGATGGTTATTCTGTATATGTTGTAACAGGCGATATGAATAGTGTATGCATAGCTGAAGATGTGTATTATTATGAAAGTGATATACCGTCAGCAATTATGGAATATGTAGAGTATGCTAATGGCCAATGTACAATATATGCAGATCAATACTTCTTAGATGATATATACTTTGACGATATGTTACTAGAATCATTTCAAGAAGTAGCAGACAAGATATATGACGAAATTATGAATGAAGACAGTGACTACAACTTTGACATGGCAGAACTGCAATGGTTAAAAGAAGAATTTACTGAATCAGAAGAGATTAATCAGACTGTTAGTTAGTTAATAGTAGTTTAGTTTCCACGAACATGGTGCCTTACAATTTAAAATAAGGTCAGCTCGTATTAAACTGTCGTTTTAAATACTCAGAGAGGAGATATTAAAACAGGTTTGGTACGGGCTTTTCGTGGTATGAATAATATAAATATGATGAAAGCGTTTATGTTGTTAGGAGATCTATCAACTAAACAAGGTGACGAGCTATCAGACATGGCCGTCAAATACCAAGAAAGAATAGCTTTTGCTACAATGAGAGCTAGTATACCTGATTGGCAACCACCAAGTAATTGGGATAGTCTAAGTAATGAAGAAAAAAACAAAAGACTTAAAAAGTTACAGTCATTATGAGTTGCAGTTACTGTAACGAACCACTTTCTTTTGAACAAGAAATATACTTTGAAAAACATGTACAAGAAATGCCTTTATGCACACAATGTACACTTTTCAATACGTAATTACAAACTAAATACAACAACTAACGGATAATATTAATATGAAACAAGACGAAATAGAAAAATTAGCTCAACTATTATTTGATAAAATAATGGAAAAGCAAGAACAAGCCGATATAGAATATGCTGACCAAATTCAACAGTTATATAATAACGGTTATGTTATAGAAAAATCTAACAAAAAAGACGACATGGAAGGCTTAAACAGTGAGGAAAGACTAGTTGGTGAACTAGCTAGATTACAAACTATCATGATGATATTTGAAGATAAAGAAGAATACGAAAAAGCAGCTATGATACAGAAGAAAATAGAAATAATAAATAGAAAATTAAATGACGGATCAGGTAAATATTAAAGCTATGCTAGCGCATAAGTATAATGAAGATAAAGCAGATTACCCTGCTTATATACAACCAAAACTAGACGGCGTACGTTGTCTATTTACTGCCAATGGCGCGTTCTCTCGTGCTAATAACCAGTTTATGAACGTAGATCACATAACAAAAGATTTAAAGCCTGTATTTGACAGATACCCTACGCTAATTCTTGATGGCGAACTATACAATCACGGACTAAAAGATGACTTTGAAAAGATTATATCTCTTGTAAAGAAGAAAAAACCAACAGATGATGACAAAGCAGAAGCTGCAGAACTAGTACAATATCATATATATGATGTAG